TCATATACATCCCTCCAAATATTCCAGATCAGATTTTAGCGTAATCAAATCCTTGTCTGTATTGTTCAATACGTGAGCCGTAGTAATAGCCATAGATAGCTGCCTACGAGCTTCATATATTCTTTCTTTCATATTCATCTCTGGATCTCCCTTGATAGCCTCTCTGTAGAGGTCAATCACTAATCTGTAATAGCTTTCTGTAGATTTCATATTGATTCATTTTACGCTCATACATAACATTACTCGGTATACGCCGAACAAATCCTCCAAAGCCACCTCAAAAGGCGCATACATAGGATCTGGATTCAAAGAGAGGCAGCGTACATAGCCATCACGCTTTGATGGAACCAAGATTTTTACCACAACTCCATTGCACGTGTCAAGCACATAAGCCTTTCCCCAATCTATGAAAGCACGCTCATTGATCTTTTTGATGAGGATCTGAGAGCCATTAGGGTACTCAGGAGCCATACTATCGCCAGCAATAGTGATCGCATAGTCTGCTCCAGCTATAGGGCTGATCACTTTTTCACAGTCGCTGTCTTTGACAGACACAACGAAATCATTAAGAGATCCACCCTGTGCAGAGATCGGCAATAGGTACACCCAGTTTACAGCCTGGATCTCATCCTCCTCTGATTCGCTTTCAGAGATCATTACAGGCACTTCCAGAGTTTTCTCACTATCTCCTGGATCTGTTACTAACATAGAGCCTACACCAACTTTTAGCCAGTTCATATTTAGCTCAGGGAAAGCATTTTTGATCCTATCCTGGCTCCTTACAGTGATACTATCACCTATCTTATTCACAAAACCTCTGGAAAGAGAACAGGCGTTTTCAAATGCCAGCTGTCCGATTCCTTTGTGCTGGAGGAATTTAACCAGTCTTTCTTTAATTTCGCTCATACAGATAAATTTTCAGTAGTTTTTATTTGCCACAAAAGGTTGATAATCAGAACATAAGACGTCATTTTGGCGCGAATTGCTGGATTTTTTCTGAAAAATACTCCGTATAATGTTTGGTAGTCTGAAAAGGTTTCCGTAATTTTGCACCATTACAAAACAAATCGCGTCGCAAATATAGCAAATATGTTTGGTAGACACACAAAAAGAGAAATAAAATGGAACACGTGAAGAAATCAATATTTCGACAGATCTACGATTCGTTGCCTGTTGATAGGCCCTTAGCGCCAAAAACGGCTTGGGTAAACGAAATAGCCGAATTGGTAAAGGTTCACCCCACAACGGTTAGATGTTGGCTTGCTGGAACTCAGAAGCCAGACGCGTTGCGAATTGGAATTATCGCAAAGCATCTTGGGGTTAACGAAAACGACTTGTTTAACTAAAAAAGCAACACCGATATGAAAAAAGAAACTTTAGTAAACCTAATGATCTGCGCTTGTTGCGCTATTCTGTCTCTTGTAGTCGTTGTTTACGCAATCTATATTAGATCGTTCTGGAGTCTGATACCAGCTGTTATGTCTGGAATACTCGGTTACATAGCCTACGTAGACGATGCTTATGGAATTGTTAGTGTAAAATCTTACATCAAAAGCATTTTGTCTAAAAATAACTAAAGTTATGACTCTCACCCTGGAGCTATTTGAGCTTAAAAACCTCTGTATGGAGATGGCAGAGCTTGGAGCAGCAAAGTACGCTGCTACACAGGCTCCAGCTGGTGATCTTATTAAGCAAAGAGCAGCTTATAGAGAATTTGGCGAAGCACGTGTAAAGAGTTGGGTAAATCGCAATCTTGTCTCTCCCGTTAGGGTCGGATGTGCGAAGAATAGCCCTCTGAAATACTCCAGAGCTGACCTAATAGCCTGTAGCAATGCTGAAAAGCTTAATTGTATAATCAACAAATAATAGTTTCTATGAAACAGATCAAACTACAAAAGATTTCCCTGGTGAATTTCAAGGGTATCAGAGCGCTGGATCTGTGTTTCTCCGATGGGGATACCCTGGTATGTGGAGACAACGGTACTGGCAAAACTACAATTTTCGATGCTTTCCTATGGTGCTTGTTCGGCAAGGATAGCACAAACCGATCAGATTCTAATTTCAATCTGAAAACTCTGGATGAAAATGGTACGCCTATTCTCAAACAGGAGCACTCTGTTACCTGTCTGCTTTCGGTGGATGGCGTGGTAATCAAGCTACAGCGTGTATATAAGGAGGTCTGGACAAAGCCGCGCGGAACTACTGAGGAAACTCTAACTAACCACAAGACTGAGTTCTATGTGAATGATGTAAAGCTTGGTACTAAGAAAGAGTATGAGAGCACGATCGCTGAGATCATTGATGAGGATGTTTTCCGAATGATCACAAATCCTTTCGCTTTCACCTCTCTGTCTGCTGATCGCCAGAAAGAAATGCTCCTGGATATGGCTGGTACTGTTACGAATGAGGAACTGGCTGCAATGAATCCAGAGTTTGTTGCTCTCCTGGCTGAGATAGCTGGTAAGCCTCTGGCTACTTTCCTTAAGGAGCTTTCGGCAAAGAAAAAGGCTTGCAAGGATGTGCTGGAAGTAATTCCATCTCAGATCCAGACAGCTCAGAATCTTATGCCAGAGGCAGAGGATTGGAAAGCTCTCCAAGAGGAAATAGATGCTAAGCTCAAGGAAATGCACCAGGTAGATGAACAGATCGCTGATAAGTCAAAGATCAACGAACAAGAGTACCAGTGTAAAGCTGAGACACAGAAAGCCATCGGAAACAAGCGTCTGGCCCTTGCAAACGCTCAAAACGCTATCAGGTCAGAGGCTACAGCTGGCAGACAGCAAGCACTGGTTGATATTAAGGATCTGGAGTATAAGATCCAGGGCAGAAAACAGGATCTGGCTTTCAAACAGCGCACAATGGCTGATCTCCAGACAGAGTACGCTAAGATCGATGATACTCTGTATAATCTCAGAGCTGAGTATCGTGCTATCAGTGCGCGTGAGATCTCTTTCTCACAGGATCAGTTTATTTGCCCTACCTGTAAACGACAGCTGGAGATTGATGATATTGAGGCTAAACAGGCTGAGCTTACAGCGAATTTCAACAGACAGAAAGCAAAGGATCTCACAGCCAACCAAGAGCGAGGCAGATCTACTAAAGCTCAGTATGATGACACGATAGCAAAGATTGACGCGTGTAAAGCCGAGCTGAACCAGATCCAGGAAGGTATCAACGCCGATGAGGCAAAGCTTGCTGAGCTTAAGGCTGCTATCCCAGAGGCTGTGAACGTAGAGGCTCTGATCGCTGCTGATGCTAACTGCATCTCACTCCAGAATGAGATTACAGATCTTGAGAATCAGCTTAAGGTAGATGCTAAGCCTGTAGATGTATCTGAGCTTAGATCCTGCAAGGATTCTCTGAACGATGCACTTCAGTCACTCTACAAGCGTGCTGCTAAGCGTGATCAGATCAAGCGTGCTGAGGATGAGATCAAGGCTCTGGAGGAAAAGCAGATGAGTAATAACCAGGCTCTGGCAGATCTGGAAAACTTGGAGTTTCAGGCTACTGCTTTCCAGAAAGCTAAGGATGAGGAGCTGCTTAAGCGTATCAATGGGCTTTTCCAGTTCGTATCATTCAGCTTTGTTTCAGCACAGCTTAACGGTGGAGAAAAGCTTACCTGTGTATGCACAGTGAACGGTACGCCGTACCCAGATGTAAACAACGCTGGTAAGATCAATGCTGGACTTGATATCATCAATGCGATCTGCAACGCTAAAGGCGTGTGTGCTCCGATCTTTGTAGATAATGCTGAGAGCGTGAACCAGATCCAGCCTACAGTGAGCCAAAAGATTCTCCTCTATGTTTCTATTGACAGCAGTTTAACAGTTAAATAAAATAGATATGAGTAATCAGACAAACCAGGCGGCTATGACAGCAACACATGCTGCAAAGGGTGGACGAGGTGCCACCCCTCCACGTAAGATAGATATTCTTAAGAGCGTGCTGAACGCTGACAGCATACAGGAACAGTTCCGTAACGCTCTGGGTAAAAACAGTAGCTCATTTGTAGCCAGCGTTATTGACTGCTACAACACAGATACTAACCTCCAGCAATGCAATCCTAACCAGGTTGTAATGGAGGCTCTGAAAGCTGCTGTACTTAAGCTGCCTATTTCACGTGCCCTGGGCTGTGCTTTCCTGGTAGCCTACAATAACAAGAAGAAGATCAAGGATCCTCAGACAGGTGTAGAACGCTGGGAGAAAAAGATGGAGCCTACTTTCCAGCTCGGTTATCGAGGCTATATCCAGCTGGCTATGCGTACAGCTCAGTATCGCACGATAAACGCTGATGTGGTGTATGATGGCGAGTACCAGGGCTTTGATAAGCTCACAGGTAAGGTAGATCTCAACGGAAAGAAAACCTCTGATACAGTGGTAGGTTATTTCTGCTATATGGAGCTGATCAATGGTTTCCAGAAAACCACATTTATGACTGTAGAGGAGATCGCTAAGCACGCTGTGCGCTATGCCAAAGGTCTGCCAAAGGGTACTACAGTGGATCAGCTCATTAACCTGGCTAAGCTGCCTGTGGCTCCAGATAGCAAGTCTGTAGGATGGGTGGGTAATTTCCACGGTATGGCGATCAAGACAGTTATCCGTTTGCTCCTGGGTAAATATGGCTATCTGTCCGTAGAAATGCAACAGGCGGTTGCTGATGATATGAAAGCTGACAGCCAGGAGGTACGTGATGGTATTATCCAGGATAGCGGTAATTCACAGGTCGTGGATATGGACGATGCACAGTTTGAGGATGTGACAGATCAGAACGCTCTGCCAGCCGATGCTACAGCTGCTGCTGATCCTCAGAACGTAGATCCTGGCTACTAAGTATGGAACTAAAGGTATTAGGCAGCTCATCCAGCGGTAACTGTTATGTCCTGGATGCCGGATCAGAGGCTTTGATCATAGAGGCTGGGATCAGCTTTATCAATGTCAAGAAAGCTCTGGGCTTTAACCTCCGTAAAGTGGTGGGCTGCCTGATAACTCACCAGCATAACGATCACGCTAAGTACCTAAAGACAATGTGTGATCACGGTTTCAGAACACTGGCACTACCAGAGGTGTATGAGGCTAAGGGATGCTGGGGTAACAAGTCTATGATCGCTGAGATCAAGAAACGCTATACGTTTGGCAATTTCAAGGTGATGCCTTTTCCAGCCTGTCACGATGTGCCCTGTGTCGGCTATCTGATACAACACCCAGAATGTGGTAGGGTAATGTTTCTCACCGACAGCTTTATGTGTGAGTACACTTTCCCTGGACTTGATCAGATAATGATAGAGTGCAATTACTCAGATTCAAAGCTGATAGAGGCTATCAATGAGGGCAGAACAAAGCTGAGCCAGAGGGAGAGGCTTATGACCTCACACCTGGAACTGGAGAGCTGCAAAGGGATCCTCAAAGCAAACGATCTCAGCAAAGTGTGCAATGTTGTGCTCCTACACCTCTCTGATAACAACAGCGATGAGGAGCAATTTGTAAACGAGATCCAGGGAGCGACTGGCAAACCTGTATATGCTGCCAGACCTGGAATGACAATAGAGTTCAACAAAGTTCTATGATACAAGGATTCAATACAGAAACAAAGACTCTCTCTGATTATGAGCAAAACACCCTGTGTCCTATCATAGCAAGGGGTTTATCCAACAAATACGGCAAGGCGAATGCTATCACAAACAAGAGTATCTGCAAAGCGATGATGAAAGCTGGATATGAGATCTCAGATGCCAGGCTCAGAAAGATCATCAATCACATAAGGATCTCTGGAATGGTAAAGTGTGTTATCGCTACATCATCTGGCTACTACATAGCTCAGACAAAGAGCGAAATGAAAAACTATCTGGATAGTCTGGTAGGTAGAGAACAGGCGATAGCTGCTGTACGTGAGAGTCTGGAACAACAGATGGCAGTGATGGATGTATGAGAAAGCTTCTGGTGCAAAAAGCAAATGGTCTGTTTAATCTTAAGCCTCTGTACGATCACCTAAAGGATGCTCTTGATGGTTTCTACAGAATAGAGGTTACAAGGATCAGGAAGCCAAGGAGCTGCGATCAGAACGGATGGCTGTGGGGATGTATCTATCCTATGCTGCTGGATGCACTCTTAGATGTGGGCTGGGAGTTTACCTCTGTGGAGCAAGTCCACGAATTTTTCAAGGCTCAAATGACAGCTGACAAAGTGGTGAACAAGCATACTGGTGAGATCATTCAGTTTCCAGCAAGTACAGCACAGATGGACACTCTGACATTCTCCACTTATTGCGAACAGCTCAGATCGTATGCCAGAGATTTCTTAAACATAGAAATTCCAGATCCAGATAAATTCTGGCGAATAAATAAAAACAACATTAAAAATCAATGAATTATGGAAGAGATTATGCTTCAGGACACTCCGATAGAGGAGCGCAAGCGAATCCTAAGAGATTCCTGTGATCAAATCGTAGAAAGATCCTACACAAGAAAGTTTGACCAGACACAGCTTGATTCAAAGCGTGCTGAGATCGCAAACGTACTTATCCAGATCAATGAGCTTGATGAGGAGCTTGCTACTATCAGGGCTGATTTTAAGGGTAGAATCAAGCCACTACAGGAACGCCTTGGGGTGATTCGTGATGAGATTAAGGCCGGTGGTGAGTGGGTAAAGACGGATTGCTACCGATTCACAGAACCAGAAACTGGCTACACTACTATTTACTCTCCAGAGGGCTACAAGCTGGAGGAGCGTAAAATGACACCAGAAGAGCGTCAACGGACGGTATTTCAGTTAACTCGTAAGACTGGCACAGATGATTAAAAGGTGATTGTTACCAAGTAAAAACAGTTCAAATTTTTATTAAAATGGAAAATCAGAATAAAGAACAGGCAGTTAATGTAAACATCGCCAATTACACAGGTGAAAGGCCTGTAGAGGTAATCATTCGTAAAGGAGAGGCTGCAACGCCGTTGGAAACAAAAGCTCCTTTGGCTATCAACTTCACAGGAACTCTAAGTTCAGTCACAGAATGGTTATCTAAGCGTGTTTCTGAGATCAACCAGAAAACAGCTCACGTAGAGGTTGATCGTGATTCAAACTCTATCACTCTTATCCTGGATGAAAACGATCCTTACAAGAAAACAGTTATCATTGGTACTATTGATTTCACAGAGGAGTACAAGAGTATCGGTATCAATAATGATAATACGCTATGGGAGCCTATCAAGCTCGGACAGTATTTCAGAGTGCACAGATCTTTGTTTCCAGACAAGAGCGAATGCGCTACACTTGTAAGCAAACTCACTCACTTCACTGCCAAGACACAAACCGAGATTGAAAAGAGCAAGGATCCATCTGGATCACGTGCTGATATTTATCGCCAAACCGTGGAGAGCGATCTTAAGAAATTCACAGTGGTTATGGGCGTTATCAAAGGTATGTCTAAGCTCACTATTGAGGTGGAGTTTGATCACTATATCGTAGATCGTATGTGTGTGCTACAGCTTGTTTCACCAGATTGCAAGGATAAAGTGGAAGAATACACAGATCGGTGTATTGATGAACAGCTTGGAAAGATTAAGGAGATTGCTCCAGAGATCGCAATCCTGGAAAAGTAATCAATTAACAGGGTAGAGGCTGGATAAACAAGTGTAGGGGTCCAGACCTCTACCCCACCTAAAAGCTATGGCGAAGAAAAGAAAAATATCACCAATGCCTTTCAGTACCTCTGACTGGCTCAGATGTCCAGAGCTTAAGGTGCTGGATGCTGATGTAAGGGGGCTGTGGATGGATATGCTCTGTTATATGTGGGAAAGCACGGAGCGTGGTGTTATGCTTAAGCCGAATAGCGATCCTATGTCAAAGGATGAGGTATCAAGGCTCCTGGGAGTTGATGCCTCTGGATCATATGACTGGATAGATAAGCTGATAGATAACCAGGTGTGCTCTGTTAGAGCTGATGGTGCTATCTTTAGCCGTAGGATGGTGAGGGATCACGCAATAAGCCAAAAGAGATCTGAGGCTGGCAGAAAGGGTGGAAACACTACAAGATCAAGGATCACGACACAGGCTGAATCAGTGGAGGTAAAGCCAGTGTTCAAGGATCAAGAGCTGCCGAAAGATCCACCTGTACAGGATCCACCAGAGGAACAGTTTCCACCTCCTCCAGAACCTACTCCAGAGGAAAAGGCAAAGGCTGCAAAAGCTCGGAAATACAAGTATGCTGATTATGTTTCACTTACCAGGGATGAGTATAGCAAACTTGTGGCGCAATACTCTGATGAGGATGCAAAAGGTATGATCACGCTTCTGGATAACTACAAGGGGCAAACTGGTAAAAGGTATAAATCAGATTACAGAGCGATCCTAAATTGGGTGGTAAGCGCATACTTTGAACGCAAATCAAAAGGTATCTATGACAATCAACGACAAAAAAATAACACAGCAGCAGGCTATGGAAATAATCAGAGCATTCCAGGTGGAAAAGCAAGCGCAACTCAACCAGGAAAAGTACAAGAAAGCTCTGATGACGCACAGAAAGACTACTCTGAGCGATTTATTTAAGTATGACCTAACGAAAGAGGATGAGTTTGTAAAACACAGTCACCTTATTTTTCAGATCGCCCAAGATTTGATGTTAAGGGAGTTTAGGATGTTTGATGTCGATGATCATAACAAGAATGTGCTGAGATTTCTCACATACTATTTCAATGGATGCTTAGAAGCAGAAAAGGTTTTTCCGAATGAGAATTATAAGATTCACAAGAACCTATTGCTTATCGGAGAGCCTGGAACAGGCAAAACGATGCTTATGCAAATATTTGCCGACTACCTAAGACTGACAGAAAATGTCAATCAATTCAAGAATATCAGTTCTACACAGCTGATGAACTACTACAAGATTCACAATCACATTGATAAGTTTACTTTCAATGAGTTGGCGCATCCGAATGATTTTGGTGGAGACCCATTTAATGTTTGTCTTAATGATCTTGGATTGCAAACGGAAAAACAAAAATCATATGGAACAATGCTCACACAGATAACAGATGAGTTTCTGTTTGCAAGATACGAGATCTACCAGCAGACTGGCAAGAGATATCATATTACAAGTAATCTCACAGTCGAGGAGCTTAAAGATCGTTTTGAAGATCGCCTGATAGATCGTTTTAAGAGCTTTAATGTGATAGAATTAAGAGGGCGATCGAGAAGAAAATAGAAAAAAGCTATGAAAGTAGAATTACAGAACGGCGACCATATAGCTGACCGCTTTAATGAGATGCTGAATGTTATCCCGTTCAAAAATGCATCATATAGACTATGAACGTACTCTCACTTTTCGACAGCATGTCGGGAGGCAGAATAGCCTTGAAAGAGTTAGGTGTCACGCCTAACATCTACTATGCTTCCGAGATAGATAAGCATGCTATTGCACAGACGCAGCTAAACTTCCCCGACATCGTGCAGCTCGGAAGCGTTACAGAGGTTGATGTGAGCAAACTTGAGCCAATAGACCTGCTCATAGGAGGTTCGCCGTGCCAGTCTTTCAGCATGGCCGGCAGGCGCAACGGAATGACTACTACCGAACACGAGGAGGTATTAACGCTTGAACGCTATCTTGAATTAAAAGAACAAGGCTTTGAGTTCGAGGGGCAGAGCTATCTCTTTTGGGAGTATATGCGTATTCTGACAGATATTCGCAAGTACAACCCAAATGTATTATTCTTTCTTGAAAACGTGGAAATGGGCAAGAAGTGGGAAGCGGTGTTAAGTCAGGCTATCGGTTTATACGGCGTGCATATCAACTCGGCTTTGGTATCTGCACAGAACCGCAAGCGCATCTATTGGACGAATATCCGCACACGCAAAGAGGGCTTGTTCGGTGAGGTCTATACCGATATTCCCCAACCCGAAGACAGAGGTTTGTTATTGAAAGATATTCTCGAGCAGGAAGTAGACGAGAAATATTACCTAAGCGACAAAGCTATTAGTGTTTTGATTGCACATAGAGAACGCAACAAAGAAAACGGCAATGGCTTCGGGGCTGTATTTCACGAGCCACAAGAGAAAATGGGTGCACTAAAAGTTGGAGGTAAAGATGTGGATGATTTGGTATGCATCTACCAACGCCCGAGGGGGTTCAACACTGGTGCAGAACACACGGACAAGTCGCCGACATTGAGCACGCATTCATGGGAGCAGAACAATCTGTTGTGCATTTCTTCCAACCAAAGCCACGCAACGGTTTCGGAAAATAAAAGCACGCCGCTGGTAGCGGCAGAAGGTATGGGTGGAGGACATGTGCCAATGATAGTAAATAGCAACTTAACGGACAGTCGCATTCGCAGACTGACACCTACCGAGTGCGCACGCTTGCAGACCGTGCCTGAATGGTATAAGTGGGAGTGTTCGGAGACGCAGCAGTATAAGATGCTCGGCAATGGGTGGACGGTGGAGGTAATTAAACATATTTTTAACTTTATAAATAAACCAAATGGAAAAGAAGAAAACTTACGTATTAGCACTATCAAAGTCTTTTCCGAGGACGCACGCTCGCGCAGGTGAGCCGACAGAGTTTCGAGAAAAGTTTCTTAAAAAGGAAAAGATACACACGATACGCGCAAACTATGAGCTTTGGAGTAAGCGTATAAAAGAGGTTCGCGCAGGTCGCGCAGTGCTCTCTGTGCGTCAGTGGACGGGGAAACCTTACGCAAGCCGGCAGGAAGAGATAGCAAGGCTTACTGCAGAAAATAGTGTGGGTATTCAGAAACTTTGCTTTCCTAATCGTTTAACGGCATTGGTTGATTATCCCGAAAGAAAATTATCAGTTGATTTCAAACTCCTTGCAAAAAACGACGGACTTTCCCTCGCTGACTGGTGCGATTGGTTCAGGCACTACGACCTATCAAAGCCCCTTGCGATTATTCATTTTACAAATTTTAGATATTAACATGAACAGAGAAATAAGATTTAGAGGGTTTAACGAGAAGCACAACGAATGGAGATATGGCTATTACTTTGTAAACCGAGGTGAACATTTCATTGTTGCGGATAATGTAGAAACAAATCCTCTCCTAACAGAGGAGGACTTTAATGTTAACCACGAAACCATCGGACAGTATACGGGGCTGAAAGACTGCAAAGGGCGTGAGATTTACGAGGGAGATATTTTGCGCCTCAGAGTTCCTGATGGTACAATCCGCCATTTTGTAGTAGAATGGGTGGAAGAAGACCGCATAATAAGACCACTATTCGATTTTGTGCCTGACGGCAACCCTATCCGTATAAGTGGTTGGTGTTTCAATTGGAATGGGTACTGCTTATACCCGAGCGTGATAGACGGAGTGCCTGACAATGAGAGAATGGAAATAGTGGGAAATATCCACGATAACCCCGAGCTAATCAAGTAAGCGTATGGAAGAATTAAATAAATGCCAAAAGATAACGGTGGACACAAACAATGTATCTAAACTTCTAAAGGAGCAGTTACGAGACCACCATTCTACTTGGATTATACCACGTGTAGGGTCAACACCCTACGCAAGTAAGAGGAAAAACATAAAAAATAAATATTATGGAAATTGACAAAGCAAAACGGGCGAGCAGGTTCTTATCAGAACTTGACAGATTGGAAGAAATTAAAAGACATATAAATAAAGAAAATAGCAATTGGTGGTCTTTTCTTACTCCAAATATAAAAAATTGGGATAAGGACGGATTAATGATGCCTGAAATCCTGCGAGATGAGTTTACAAAAGCTGTAGACAGAAGTATTGAACAAATAGAAAAACAAATAAAAGAAATATGAAAGCAGAATTGACAGCACCACAATTGCTTTCCGTGCGCTACATAAAAGTTGATGCAGGTGTACGTTACTGGGAAGACACAGAGGTAAATGGTGAGGATGATATAGATTTTTACGAAAGCAAAGGAGTTGGTACTCCGAAGATACCATGCGCCGTGCAAGTAAAAGCAAAATCAACAAGCTGTATCTATAGTGACCATTACCGATGGCAACCTATTATTGACGTGAATACGGGAAACATTGTGAATTGGGAAAAGGGAGTTAATGCTATTGTCCATTATAAGGTGTGCGATGATGGAAAGTATTCTTTGCTTGACAAAAATAGGAAGGAGATTATCTCTGTAGATAGTTATGTCCCAGAAGTTCTTTGTCCAAAAGGAGGGGGATATGGCGACTACATTATAATGACCGTTGACAAAGATGGTTTTATAAAAGATTGGCATTGTAGCAAGGAAGACCTGACAGCGATAATCGAAAACAGATTTTAATAAATAAGAACTATGAAAATAGAATTTAAAGCAGGTGATACAATCACCATTCCCGAGGGTTGCAAGGCAATCGTAAAGGACGGAAGTGTGGTATTTGAGAAAATTCAAGAGTTTAAGGACGGAGATATACTCATATATGCAGATTACTCAGATCATCGTTGTCCTTTTATTTATAAAGGTACAGATACAAGAGGTCGCCATGAATTTTATGCTGGTGTTAATTCTGCAAAAAGAATTGTCCTATCAGATAACGCAGAAAAAAGATGGGGGAATGGTGTTTTACAACAGGCCACCGAAGAAGAAAAGCAACAACTCTTTGACAAGATGAAAGAACAAGGCCTGCGGTGGAATGCAGAGGAGAAGCGAGTGGAGAAGATTAGGCGGAGAGCAAAGAGAGGAGATTTGTACTACAGAATAAATTTGAAAGGATATGTTTTATGTGAAGTAGATAGAAGAGGTGTCACTGACAAATCGTTCTATGATACGTTAAACTACTTCCATACGGAAGAACAAGCGAGAGAAGCTGCAAAGCGAGTGAGAGAAACGTTGCGAAAGTTTCACGAAGAAAAGAGTAAGATATGAAAGCAAAAGTAAAAGATACAGGAGAGATCTTTAGGGTACTTGATTTAGATAGCGAGAGAATACTAATCAAATATGGGAGTGAAGTAAAAGCTCTTCGTCTACACGAGGTTGATTTAATCCCTGAGAATGCAGAGGGTTACCAAAAGAGAGAAATCGATTGGGAACAGCGCAGGTACGAGATTGCAAAAGATGCAATGAATAGCATTTTGACAGCACCTGTTGTAGATGGAGTTAACCCAAACCCAAGTGTCGAAGATATTGCAACGTTTTCCGTAAGGTTTGCCGATGCGCTAATCAAAGAACTGAAAGGAGGCAGCAATGAAGCGTAGGTGTATAAACTGCGAACACTGTTACAACCCTATCCCAGGCAGTAGCCGTATTGATTTTCAGTGTTGCGGCTTTGGATTGAAAGATGGTGCTGCTCCTGTTGGTGAATTCTGTCCTATGGATGGGAAGAAACTACAGAATTTGAAGAAAGGAGACAAATGAAATGTTATTTAAGGGCAGCCGTAAAACAAGCAGAAGTAGATGCAAATAAATTAAGTGCTTCTCTTCAAGTAGTGGAAAGACACTTGGTTTTTCGTGGTTTTCAAGAAGACGATATTCCACAAGTTACTATTTGCAACGGAGATGAAATAATACTCGTTTACAGAGGTAGTGAAATAGATGCTCCAACATTTATTGAGATAATGGAGGAGGCCGGCTATATAACAAAAGATAATTTTATATTATGACACGGGAAGAAAAAATTAAGGAAGCAGCGCAAAAGTATGTCGGTTTTATCGGCGTAGAAGATAAAATCACCTTAAAAGATGCTTTTAAGATTGGTGTAGAGTGGGTATTGGCTAATCAGTGGTACTCTGTTGCTGATGGAGACTTGCCGACACAAGACGGAGAATATCTTGTTTTAGTTTTAGGCGTGGCAGAATTTTTCCACTACAATGTAGAAAGTAATTACTGGAGCAAATCAAGAGCATCTTTTTATAAAGACTGGTGTGTGCAAGATAAAATTACTCATTGGATGGAAATTCCAACTTTACAAACTTAGATATGATAGGACTTGTAAAAAAATGTAGAAGCCTAAAAATTGACCGCTTCGGAGTATATTACTGCTCCAGCTGTCATGTCTGCTATCGCACAGTTTGCGAGAGCAACATGTTTGTTACAGTACTACATCTCGGATCAAATATTCATACAATAAGAAACGAACAGATTAAGTATTAGGAAACATTAAAATTCTTTCCAATTCTTGACATTTTGGAAAGAAATAGAAACAATATGAACAATTGGAACAAACTTAGAGATCTCGCCTATCAAACAGCGAAAGATCATGGATTTCATGATGGCGATGAGAGTGTGCAACATTACCTCTGCTTGGTAATAACAGAACTTGCTGAAGCTGTTGAGGCGGATAGAAAATGCCGGAGAGCAAGGGTGGATATGTACGAAAAGGAAAGCACAACACCACAAGTACAACAACATGTCGATAAACACAAAGAATTTTGCTTTAAGATGTTTATCAAGGATACTGTTGAGGATGAGCTGGCAGATGCCACAATACGACTCTTGGATCTCGCTGGAATGATAGGGCTGAATCTGAATGCAAAGATCCCTCAGATGATCAATGTGTGTAACTCTGTGAACGATGGACTGGGTACTGAGTACACGGACTCAACACTTACAGAGCACATTTACCAGATCATAAGAGAGCTTACAAGAATAGATCCAAAAGATGCTATCATTTGTGCCCTTGGTGAAATAGTGACACTGACTGAGTTTCTGGAGATAGACCTGGCAAGGCACATAGAGCTTAAGATGGAGTATAACAACGGGCGTAGTCACAAACATGGTAAAAAGTATTGATATGAATGCAGAAAAGAAAAAAGTGATCCTCACTCTGTGCAAGGTGTTTCCTGTAACACATAGCCAGACTGGAAAGCCTACAGAGTTTGGTAAGCACCTCCAGGAGGGCGTGAAGATCCACACAGTTCGGGGCAATAACAAAAACCTCTGGGATCAGAGAGTCGATCAGATAAAGGCTGGCAAAACGTATCTCTCGGTGAGGGAATGGAGTGGCAGACCTTACAACTCTGAGCAAAGGGAAATAGCCCAGCACCAAAATGTTGGGCTGCAACACATAACAATAACGAATAGTACAGACGATTCAGAACCACAATGTTGGGTTGATGATAAGAAAGTCTCTATTCGTGAAATTGCCAAGAATGATGGTCTTTCGGTGGAAGATTTTGTAGAATGGTTTCTTAAGGAAACAAACGTGTTTGAGGGTGTGATAATTCATTTTACGAATTTCAGATACTAAACATAATTACAATTATAATTCAAAATTAAATAAGTTATGAAGATTTTATTTTTCGACCTGGAAACGACAGGAACACTACCAGGTAAACACGGTATTCACCAGATTTCTGGTCAGATCGTTATTGATGGCGATGTAAAGGAAAAATTTGACTTTCATGTACAACCTAATCCAAAGGCTGAAATTCTGGATGATGCTCTTGCTGTAGCAGGTGTAACCCGTGAACAAGTTCTCGCTTATCCGCCAATGGGTGAAGTGCACAAGGAGCTTGTGGCAATGCTTGGGAAGTACGTAGATCAGTTTAATAAAAGGGATAAGTTCTTTCTTGCTGGTTACAACAACGCAAGCTTTGATGATCAATTCTTTAGGGGCTTTTTTCTACAAAATGGAGACAAGTATTTTGGGTCTTGGTTTTGGAGCAACCCTATTGATGTGATGGTGTTGGCAACTCCTTTCATGGCTAACCAGCGCAATCAGATGCCTAACTTCAAGCAGGGTACTGTGGCAAAGACTCTCGGTATACAGGTAGATGATAATAAGCTACATGATGCTATGTATGATATTGAGATCTGTAAATCCATCTATGACAAGGTCTGTGGAAAATATTAACGAAATTGTATCAACATGCAAGGTAAAGACAAAGTAGTTGTCAATAAAAACACAGACAACAAGGAAAATAACAGACCGATTTACCCTCCTTATTTTGCAAAGCGAAAGGCAAAAATGAACAAGGAGCTAATCAAAATACTGGAAGAGACTGCAACCTCAGAGGTTGTTGCATCCGATAAATATGGTGAATATCGTGTAGGTGTATTTCTACACGGGTGTTGTGTCGTGACTGTTTGTTATGAGGATGGTGTTTGGAGCTGCCAGATCTACAGTGACAATCCTATTACGCTACCTATCATCCAACAGATCCGCTACAAGTTCTTACCAGATGCACTTGTGATGGCACAGCTGTTTACCTCCAGGGAGGTAAATAGGCTCCAGAAAAGTGTAGTGCTTTATGAGATCCCAGCAGAAATGTTTGGAAGTGGCGAATCGGAAGATAAAGAAGTGTTGAAATGATCTATATTGGAATAGATACAGGCGTGCATACAGGAATCGCTGTTTGGGATAACAAGCAGCGTTCCTTTGAGTGTGTCGAGGCTGTCAAGATCCACCAGGCTATGAAGACAGTATTAGATCGCGCTAAGGAGTGCCTGGAGCGAGGTGTAAGGATCTGTGTGAGGGTGGAGGATCCAAGACAGCGTACCTGGTACGGAACAAACAAGATGAGCCGCGAGGAGGAGCGAAAGAGGCTCCAGGGCGTTGGATCTGTCAAGCGTGATGCCTCTGTGTGGGAGGATTTCCTTACTGATCTGGTGAAAGAGTTTGGTACAGTTCTGGACTTTCAGATGGTAGCCCCAAAGAATAACAAGACAAAGCTCAGCTCTAATCAGTTTAACGCCTATACCCGCTGGAATAGGCGCACAAATGAGCACGGTAGAGATGCTGCAATGTTGGTTTTTGGCTTTTAGTTAGTTAAGCAGAAAAAATTACTGAGATTATATGTGTTTATCAAACACATTTTGTACCTTTACATCAAAATTTTTAGCTACATAGTATGGAATACTTTTTATTGTTTCTTGTTGTTTTGATAGTCGCTGTAATATTTGAGCGTCTTCTGTCTGGCACTCATGTTGAGGGCTTGCTAATTAACAAGCCTATCAAGGCAAATGATAAAGTTCACATATACTTGAGTGGCAAGTACAACAGAACAGCCACAGTTAACAAGGTTGAGGCTCACAGAATGTTCATTTACGAGAAGTTGCCATTGCATATAGAGCACAGGGGGCGTTTTTATGCCACTGGACGTACGGCTGATGGTAGATCTCTTACGTATGTCGCTAATCGTAATCACTTTTGCTATGTTCGTTTGGCTGAGTTATTGAGAATCATTTTTGCAATACCAGACAACGCGTATATGCTTGAGCCAAATACAGATGAGCCTGTAAATTATGACAGGGGCGATCTTTCAGATGAGGATGAGGAATGAAATGCACTGAGGTTCTTTTTAAGAGTCCATCTGATCTTACTGCTCTGGCAAACAATCCAAGAAAGATCACAAAGGCTGATTTCCAAAGGCTGGTTGATAGTATCAATATCAACGGCTTTTGGAAACACAGGCCTATGGCTTTGGAGGAGAAAGATGGTAAGCTGGTTGTACTGGCTGGAAACCAGAGGCTCAAAGCTGCCAGAAAGCTAAAACTCAATGAAGTTCCATGTGTCATTTACAGCGATCTCACGGAAGAGGAGCGTGTGGACATTATCACACGTGACAACATTAACAACGGTGAGTTTGATGATGTTGTGCTCAATGAAGATCCTATGTATGCTGATCTGGATCTGGAGTTTATAGGGTTACAGCTGCCAGAGCCTGAAAATCCAGAGGTTCCAAAGAAAAAGGCGAAAGCTAAGGCAATGGATCCAGAGCCTGGAGATCCAGACAGTGAGGATGAGGGCGATGATGAGGATCTGGTGGATGATAGCAAGGAAGCTTTCTACAGATCAATGCTCGGCGACTTCCTCTATGATAGCGATAACAAGTTCGAGATCCCTAACCTCCTCCTGGATCAACAGCCTAAGCACGTAGAGCTGCCACTGAATCCCTGGGGGGCTAACTCCAGACTGAGGAAAGGTGTGAGCACTTATCATTTTTATGTAGATGATTACAGATTTGAGGCTCTATTTAAGGATCCGATCAAGCTGCTACAGAGTGGATGTAAACAGATTGTGGAGCCAAATTGTAGCTGTCATGATCAGACGCCTATAGCATTTGGCATTTATCAGATCTATAGGAAGAGATACCTTGCGCGCTATTTCCAGGAATGCGGTGTAAAGGTCTGGGTGGATCTGAATGTGTCTCACAAGTTTATTGAGTACAACAAAAAGGGTATTCCAGATGGATATAACGCATTCTTTACGCGCGGCCTTGATGGCTGGCTTGAAAGCTTAAAGTTAGATCTTAAGGTCGCTCAGGAAATCTCCAATCTGGAAAAGCCAAATCTATGTGTATATGGAGGTGGTGAGGAGATTCAGGAGTTCTGTAGAAAGAATGGGCTGTTATATGTAACTGACTTTATTAACGCAAAGAAAATGTGACTATGGGGAGAAATGCAGGCGGAATCACAAACAGGATACAATCAACGGATTTAACGGTAGGTCAACTCGGTTTGCTTCCAAGCGTAATAAAGCATTATGGCGGCAATGGGTTTATTGCTGATATGGTAAAGGAATACAATAGAGGTATAAGAGAAACTCTCGCCTCCTATGCTCATCAACTTGATGGAGTAACAATCAATGATAGCGGCAAAATTACAGCATTAAAACGAAAGGTTGATTATCTCCATAAGAATAAGCACCACGGTACAAAACATCAATTTGCAAACCACATAAGAGAATATGCGCGCAATGTAACATCTGGTAGGTATCACAACACTATTCTTAAAGCTACAGGCCTTTCTCTTGAAATCTCATATGGTTATGGAAAAATGAGAGCTGACGCAATTTTTCTTCCTAAAATGGTCAATAAATTAAAGCAGTTAAAGCAATTATAATAAAACAACATCGTTTACGAGAAATAAAATGGGCAGAAATTCAGGTGGAGGATCCAGGGGAGGCTTACAGCCTGGCGATGGCAACTACAAGGGCAAGATCGCCAAGGTGGAGAGTCTTATCCACATCAAGGATCCACAGGCATATAAGGCGGTAGTACAAGCTATCTCAAGGTATCATGCAGTTATGGGTGTAAGACAGAGGAATGTAAAGCTTGCAGAGCTTGGCGCAAACACTTACGGTGTTCACGTGACAGTTGGAGGAAAATCAGATGCCGTATATCTCAACAAGTCACATTTTAACCAGAGCAAGAACAAGATCGCTGCTGATCACAAGAGAGGCTATGATACTGGCTGGAGTACACGAACAAACAAGCCGGTAGCGCACACAGTCACACACGAACTTGCTCACGCTACCTGGAATGCTCACTTGACAGGAGCAAAGCAAGTGGCTGCTGGTAAGGAGGTGAACAAGCTCTACGTAACCTGGCTAAAGGACAAAAAGAAAACTGGTTACGGACAGTATGCCAAGACCAATGTATCTGAGTTCTGGGCTGAAACAGCCACAAAGGCTGTGCACGGTAAGGCAGACAAGTACACAAGGGCGGTGAAAAAGATCTGTAAGAAATACGATCTGTGAGCCGCTGATCTGATAACACATATTCCATAACAATAAAACAGAAAGCTAAAATGAACAAGATTGAATTAACCGCTGATGAGATCAAGGTGATTGAACAGCAACTGAATGGTGAGATTGAGGTCTGGAATGCAACAGATGAACAGCAGAGGATCCTTACAAAGGTGACAAACCAAGCTGAGGAGTTGCTTGATGAGCTTGATGCTTACGGTGAGCTTGAAGGTGATTTGATCGCCTGGTACTACAGAAAGTATAAGGCTCAGAACGCTCAGTAGAAAAAAGGAGGATCAGATGCAAGATATCTATGTGTCTGATTTTCTTTTACCTATAAATGTGTTCAATAAACACATTTTCTATGATACCACGGATATACGATGAACTATGGCAAAATTCAAGAAAGGCGAACACAACGGCAAGGAGTTTTCAAAGGATTATCAGCCGAAAAACAGGCGAAAGCCAAAGATCTTCACTGTTTTAAGAAAGAGCTGGGGGCTTAATATTGATCTGAAAGCTACTCTTGATGAGTTTACAAGGGAACAAGTTGAAGATCTTTTGAAAGCTGTTCTGTATGTCGATCCAAGGGAGACGCTGATACTCAACAAAAAGCTGAATGAAGAGTTTAAGGAGATTCAGGCAAAGCTATCCAATGGCGAGGAAGTAAAGCCGATCCCAAAGGACAGCAAGCTCTGGCAGATCTTTCTCTGTATCAATACGGCAATCCAGAAAGAGACGATCGCTGGAAAGTCTGACACAGTGCGCTGGATCCTGGAGTATCTTCTTGGCAAGGCAACACAGCCTATTGAGGGCGATATCACCAATACCAACGTATCAGCCAATCAAGATCTCTCAATGCTGAGCACTGAGGAGTTGAATCAATATCTGGAGTTACAAAGAAAGATACAGGCAGGAAAAGGTTAATCTACATGGGTCGGTTTAAGGCAACGATCATACCTCCATTATTGGTCGCAGAAATAGAGCTGTGGAAACGTTGCAGCTTTGATTTCATTTGCAAACAGGGAGGAAAACACCATAAGAAGCAAGAAGAGGCTCTAAGTCTACTTACAGATGATGAACACGTAGAGATCTTGTATGGTGGTGCTGCTGGCGGTGCTAAGTCTTGGACTGGTGCTGCCTGGCTGCTCTTTATGAGCCTTTGTTATCCAGGCACCAAATGGTTTATTGGTCGTGCCGAGCTTAAGCGTATCACTCAGAGTACATATATCACATTCAAAAAGGTGTGCTCTCAGTATGGTGTGCCAGACGAACTCTGGAACTACAATGGCCAACTCAACTATATAGAGTTTCATAATGGATCAAGAATAGATTTCTTGGATCTGAAATATATTCCATCCGATCCTCTATATGAACGATATGGATCTATAGAGTTTACAGGTGGCTGGATTGAGGAGGGCGGCGAGGTAAATTTCGGTGCTTATGATACTTTGAAAACGCGTGTTGGAAGATGTCTAAATGCCGAGTATGGGTTGAGGCGAAAGCTGTTTATCACGTGCAACCCTAAGAAGAACTGGATGTATGATATTTTCTATAAGCCCTGGAAAGCAAATAATCTATCAGATTATATGGCTTACCTGGCGTGCCTGGTTCAAGAAAATCCATTTATTGATCCAGACTACATAGAGGGTCTGAAAACAACCAAAGATAAGGTAAAGCGTGAACGCTTGCTGAAAGGCAACTGGGAGTACGATGATAACCCAAACGCCTTGTGCTCACACGATGCTATTACAGCAATCTTTGGCAATATACTTGGAAAGAAGACAGGTATTAACTATTTGACAGCGGATATTGCGCGCTTTGGATCCGATCATGCCAGGATTACAGTGTGGGATGGATGGGTAATCATAGATTACAAGTGCTTTGCTATCTCCAAAACTACAGACATACAGCAGTACATTACCAGATGTCAGAAAAAGTACAGGATCCCACGCTACAGATGCCTGGCAGATGAGGATGGTGTCGGTGGTGGTGTAGTGGATAATTGCGACATAGAGGGGTTTGTAAACAACTCATCACCTCTTGATGGAGAGAACTACCAGAATCTACAGGCACAATGTGGATACAAACTCGCTGAGCATATTAACGCCTCTGATGTTGGTGTGGAGGATGGGCTTATGAGTTATGAGGAACAGGAGGAGATCACCAATGAGCTTGAACAGCTACAGACCTGGAAAAGTGACAGTGATGGTAGGCTTATGCTGAAACCAAAGGCAGAGATAAAACTTGATATAGGAAGATCTCCAGACTGGAGAGATGTTTTTCTGATGAGAGCTTGGTTTGACTACAATGAGTATGATATCCCAGAAAATATAGAGCAAAGATTAGGTTTAACCTAAAAATATAGTTATGAGCTTGATAAATTACATTAAAAACGAGATTAAAGCTGCTGTTGGCTACCGACAAAGCTTTGAGGAGCTGCTGTACAGTAAAGATGTTTCCAGGGCACTTGCTATGATGACAGACCGATCAGAACTTGCCATCAAGAACCTGAAGGAGTACAATATCAGTAAGCATAAGATCCAGGAGCGCAAGGATCGTGCCGTGTATGATAAAAAGGGAAACTTTCTCAGATGGAGTAAGAGACACAGAATCGCTATACCTTATCAGCAATTTATTAACGAGATTGCTTTAGTCTTCATGTATGGCAGGCCTGTAAAGTGGTTGCAAGACACAGATGGGACAGACGATGCTTTTGACAATTACAAGAAGATTCTCAAGGAAGTACGCTTTAATGCTGCGCTCAGAGAGGCTAAGCGTGCTGCTGGCGCTGAGGGATGCTCTGCTATTCTATATCACGTATATAGAGATGCAGAGAATAAGCCTAAGTTGCTTCTGAATGTACTCAGCAAGCAGAATGGAGACACTATCTATACCGTTAAAGATCAATACAGGAGACTTGTAAGTTTTGCTTGGGGTTATTATTTGACTGAAGCTGGAAATAGGACTATATATCATGTAGATATATATACGGCAGAAAAAGTTTGGAGGTGCAAGCGTGACAACTTAGGCTGGGAGGTGGAACAGTCTGAGAATCCTATCAAAAAGATCCCTGTGCTGCTGTTTGAGCAAGAGGTGGAATGGGATGGTGTACAATCAATGATTGACCGATCAGAGGAACTTACCTCAGTTGATGCCGATGTAAACGATCGCGTTGCTAATCCTATAATGGTTGCTACAGCTGAGATTCTTAACTCTCTCCCCAAGCAAGAAGATGAGGCAAAGCTGCTTGTTCTAAAGAATGGCGGAGATGTGCGCTATCTTACTTGGGATCAAGCAAGCCAGAGCAAGAGCAATGAGTATGAACGCCTGGATAAGCACATTCTTTCAAAGTCTTTCACTCCAAACATAGACTTTGATAATATGAAAAACCTTGGAAACCTTTCAGCAAAGGCGATTCGCAAGGTGCTGCTTATGGCTTACATCAAGGCGGACAGGCGAAAGGAAACACACGATGGGTATATGAACAGGCACATATCTTTGATGCTTGCTATTCTTGGAAATGTGCTTGACTACAAACACAGTGCAGACTACATGGCTTTGGGGATCTCTCACGAATTTCAAGAGCCGTTTGGAGACGATGTTAGCGACATGCTTGCAGACCTAAGCAAACAATATAATGATGGCTGTCTCAGCCGTGAAACATATTTGGAATTGTCTTACCTGGTGAAGAATGTGCGACAAGAGGCAGAGCGCATCAAGCAAGAGCAGGATGAAGCTATGGAGCGACAGCAAGAACTAAATAGGCTTGATGCTTTTGAGCCGACAGACTAATAATGGCTACACGTAAGATACAAAAAGTAGAGAAGCAAAAGCTTTATTGTAGGGATTGCGAGTTGGCATACGACTATCACGAAAAGAATGTAAAAGGCGAGTTATTTATGTGTCGATGTCCTTTCCACAAATTTGCACGATTCTTAAACCACGATACATGTAACGATCATTTTAAGCCAAAGAAAAGGTAATGGGGAAGTATCTATCTGGCAAAGCACTACAGCAAGCAGTATTCAAGCGTACAGAGGGATATGCTGCTAACGTGAGGAAGATCTACCAGGATTCACTTGGTAAAATCATAGATATAGTAAAAGGTACTGAGTTGGAGGAGGGTACGCCTTTCTCTTTCAGTGCCTATGGCTATTCTGAGGAGGTAACGCCTATTCTCAGATCTATGTATTCCAAGGTGTACCGGGAGATCAAGGGCGGTGCTAAAAAGGAGTGGATGATGGCAGCTGATAATAATGATGAGCTTGTAAAGTCCATCTTCGGAGTTGCCAGCATAGAGGATCACCACTTTGCCAGATTCTTCAAGAGAAACCTGGATGCTATGGATTCTCTCTTTGCAAGAAATGAACATGGCCTTAATCTCTCTCAAAAGATATGGAGGTACACAGAGCAGCTGAAAACAGAACTGGAGGATTCTCTGGCTCTTGCTATAGGTGAGGGTACGCCAGCCAACAGGCTTGCAACAAAGATCCAGCAGTATCTCCAGGATCCAGATAGATTCTACAGGCGATTTAGAGTAAAGATCGGTGAGGATGAGAACGGACAGCCCATCTATGGTAGGATCTGGAAACGTAGGATCTGGAGTGCGGCTGATCAGAGCTACAAGTGGATAGATGATGACCCAAGAAAGTATCACCCAGGTAAAGGTATGTACAGATCAAGCTACAGGAACGCTCAGAGGCTTGCACGTACAGAAACCAACATAGCCTATAGATCCTCTGACTATGAGCGATGGCAGCAGCTACCATTTGTGATAGGGATAAAGATCTGTTTGAGCAACAATCACCCAGTACCAGATATTTGTGATGATCTGATAGGTATCTACCCTCCAGATACAAAGTTTACAGGCTTTCATCCTAACTGTAGGTGTTATGCAGAGCCTGTCTTGGCAGATAAAGCCACACTGGATAAAATGCTTGAGAAAATAATGGATGATGAGAATCCAGCTGAAATAAAAGATCCAGGCATAGTAAATGAGCCTCCTGGCACTTTCCGTACCTGGATGAGGGATAACCAGGAACGATATGAGAAAGCCAAAGGAAAGTGTACTCTGGGCTATTTCTTCAAGGATAACCAGAGCCTGGTAGAGAAAGCTATCTATGGACTGTCACCAGCAGAAAAGAAAGCTCTATCATACTCTGATAAACTCGTGGATCCTCTGGCTATCCTCAAAAAGTATGGCGCTGATGGACTGGATAACCTCTACAGTGCAGTCAGTGCTAAGCTGTCAATGATGCTACAAGGCACACTTCAGCAACAAAAGAACACGCTGGAGTTTGAGATCAACTGGGTAAAGCAATTTAAGAAATATGCTACCTGGGAGGAGGCCACTGCTGCCTATCAGAAAGCACTTGACAAGGTAAACATCCAGATCCAAAAGGAAGAGATCAAGAACCTGACTGCTGGAGTAGATAATTTCCTGGCTGATCATCCTGGCAGCAAGGTAGTGAAAAAGATTAAGAAACAGATCCAGGATGCTCTGGATGCAGATGATCTGACCACAGCAAAGGACCTGATCAACTTTGCCAACAGTAAGGTGGAGGCGTACAACACCCAACAGGCAAAGAAAGCAATCAAAGCCAGCGTTACAGAATCCACTACGGATATAGAGGCGTATTGTGATGAAAACAGAACCTTTGAGAGCAAGGTGTGGAGCCAGGAGGATTTCAACAAATTCCAGCCTCGTATGATAAAGGATACACAGAAAGGGTGGCTTAACGGATCCCATGAGGCGCGTCAGTCTATTATCGACTATACCAACGGAGATTATTATAGTGTCAACAAAAGCTACTACTTGGATCATACAGGTTGTGAACAAGGTAAGCTTATGAGTGAAATCATTGATCACTGTGTATTGTCAGAGGACACTGTGCTGAGGCGTGGAACAGACTTTTCGGAGCTTGGATCCATATTCGGTGATGAGTTCAAGAGACTCCTGGATGCTGGTGATGTAGCTGGGCTTAACAAACTGGCTGGATGCAAGGGCGTGAATGAGGGATTTATCAGCACCTCATTTGATATGAAAGGAGGCTTTTCTGGAGCAGTGGATCTACGCATCTATGCACCAAAGGGAACACAGGCGATCTATGCAAAGCCCATCTCCATATATGGTGATCAGCTCGGAAAGGAGTGGAATGCTATGACAGCCAGAACAGACTTTTTACAGGGGCGTGAGAATGAGGTAGTCGTGAACAGAGGTTATCAGCTAAGGTTTGTCAAAGCTGAGCCTGGGCAGTACCACGGCTCAAATGTTACTATCTATGTTGAGCTGCTTACAAGGGGCGCCAGAGCAGTTATATAGATATGAGTATCGAGAGGAAATAAAAAAAGATCCAGGGGCGTTGAACCTCTGGATCCTTTGTTTTGTCACAGCTCAAAGTACATTTGCAGCCATTCTTTGCTCGGATCTGCTGTCTGCATCTTCATAAGCTTATCCCTCACGGCCAACTTGTAAACCTCCTCTGCTGTATCTGCTTTGCTAAGCTCCTGGATCATGTATTTACGCTGCCACAGATCCAGCCAGCCGTTATAGCCAGACACTACACTATATTCGGCATCCCAAATCTGCTGCCTCAGATACTCCTTTGTGTACTCTTTGCCTGTCTTTCCATCTGGATTGTAGGGATTATTAGCTCCTCCCTTGTAGAGCTTACAGTGCATCTTAACAAGATCCTGTACTTTATTTTTGCTCATAGTGATATATTGATTTGTAATTATCCATATTAGCCGCTTTCCAGAATCGATAGATCACAGCTTTCATTTCATCTGGCAGTAGATCCAGGGCTTTCTGTTTTATCTCTTCTGGTATTCCCCATATAGGCTCTGCCAGAGATCCAACGATTGCCGCGATAGTATCACTGTCACCTCCCCAGGCTACGGCGTTTCTGATAGCTTGCTCAAAGCTGTGTGAGTAAGCCAGGATCTGAAAACATAGAGGAACTGTACCCTGGCACGTTTCATTGAAGACACCTGGTGCAAACTCAAGAAAACGATATCCAGGGTAGTATTGCTCCACGATCTCATCTATGCCATCCCTGTACGTGGTAAGCCCTCCACAACGCCTAAGATACCAGATCACGTGAGCCACACACTTAGCTCCTTTGATTCCCTCTGGGTGACTATGTGTCACCTGGGCAGATTTCTCAGCATTGCGTAATGTAGCACAAAGCGTACCACATAACCAGGCGGTGGGACTTACTCTCATAGCTGATCCATTGCCAAAGCTGTTGTAAGGTTGTGGATTGTCTGAATGCACCCATTGTGCAAAACGCCCTCCATATGAACCCATGGGTTTGGGATATTTCCGGCACCACTCGTGTAACACCTTGCCGAACTCTTCTCCACGAAGAATCACATCAGCAACGGCAACCGTGCATATTGTGTCGTCTGTAAATGCACATTCATCAGTGAATAACTGAAAGTCTGTTCTATTTGTATTGTTAAACTCAAATCGAGAGCCTACAATATCACCTATAATTGCTCCTAACATACTTGTACGACTTTATTTATTTAATTACTAATACAAGCTCCTCCCCATCTGGGAAAGTCTTGGCTTTATCAAACATACCCTGGCAGCGCTTCGGCAGGTTGTTGTACTTGCTCTTTCGCTTATCAAACAGTGTGCATATACCAGCAGCACGATCTTTACCCATATCACCTTTGCCAAAGCTTAGAAAGAACCTACAGGTCCCACACATACTGGGAATATCATAGAATAATTTTCCGTTTATCTTAAACATTTCTATCTTCTCCCTCTGTTCGTTCGTGTTCTATTTAACACACCTTTTCGTATTATGCACTTTCTACCTATGTAATCATCCTCTTTGAAATGTGCCCAAAGTGAGGTTAGTTTCACACCGATAACATCTGTAGGCAGGATATGGTAGATTGCTGCCAAGGATCCAAAATACCAATGCCTCTTTCCTTGGTAAGGAACTTTTAGCTCCACATGGATTACTTTTCTCTGCTGCTTCGTTTTCTTCTTAATAAGAATGTCAGCTGTCGTTTTTTCTCTTTCCATAATATAATTATCGCACCTCCTCATCTTTACAAAGCACAACATCCCCATCAATGTAATCGCCAGGAAACAAAGCGAAATATTTGTGTGCCAAATCTGTTGCAACTTTGTTGGTCTTGTATACATCTTTTCCGTTTTCGTTAATAACCAAGATTTCCCCATTGTGGAGGTAGATAATTTCTATTAGACCGTCAACATACTTCTGTAGTTCCTCTAATTTGAAGTCTGTACCATTTTGGGGTTGTATATCTTTTTTAGTTCCATTAGCCTTAATCAGCGTAGCCATATTCTTTGTATTTTAATTGTTGTTTTAATACCAGATGTATACAAGTAATTATCTGTTAAAGAATCGCATTAAGTTCTATTCTGTCAACCTCCCACAATTCACCAAAACCTTTCTTTAGCCGCGTTTTTATGTAGGATCTAAATCCATACATTTTAACGGCCATATCTCGAATCTCTTTAGATCCAGTCTTTTCCGCCTGAACTACAAGAAATTCATGTAGGTTGACAAGCTCACAGTTTAGATCTACCAGATTCTTCTTGTAATTTAGGTATTGTTCGTAAAAACCAATGAGCAATGTACTATCATTGTGTTTTTTCCAATCATTACAGAAAACGTCTTTATCAATGTCGCCAGCATTCATATACATTTCCTCTACTGAGGAGTATTGTTGCTCTGTAAGATTAGCGTTTGTACGCTGATTAAATTCTTGAAGTGTCATGATGATCTGAATTTTAATAATAAAAGATGTTGCAAATTATATGTGTTTCTCAAACACAGTGCAAATGTAGTGTATTATACTCAATAAAACAAACATTTGTGGGATAAATTTTAATGAAAAAACCATTATGTTTGCGCAATTATCTGAATATGAGAGATTTTTGTTACCGAAAAAAATATCTGTGTTTCTCAGACACATTTTCAAATTTTGCGTATCTTCGCACCTGGTAGATATAGTTACCAGAAACCTATAGAAATTATGAATAAGAAACTCTTTGAAAAGATTAAAAGTCTGTGTAAGGACACTGGACTTTCGGAGAAGTACCTTAAGGCGATAACCGAGAAGCTCGGTGGTAGCATTGAGGATGATTCTACTGATGAGGCGGCGATTGAAGAGGCTGCAAATCTCGTAGCTGATGTGGCTAAAGAAAGCCAGGGTGAAGCAACGCGATGGGCAAACAAGAGCAAGGGTAAGAATAAGCCCAAAAAGGATGATGATGATCCAGACGATGATTCAGATGATGATTCAGATGATGATTCAGATGATGATCCTCCAATTAAGGGCAAGGGTAAGCGTAAAGAGAAAAAGGATAGTGATCCTATGGAAAAGCGCTTGAAAGCTTTGGAAGAACAACTTGCCGAGTATAAATCGAATGAAGAAAAAGGCAAACGTTCTAAAGCTATTCAAGAAGCTTTTGAAAAGCACAACATCCCAAAGCATTTACGTGATCGCCTGGCTAAATCATTCTCAGATGATGGGGATTTGGATGAAGCCGTTTCTACTCTTAAGCAAGATTTGATCACAAGCGGACTTGTATCTAAAGATTCAGGGGGTGCAAAGGCGGCAAGTGCAAAGCAAGTCGATGAGGCTGCTAATGACTTGCTGGATTCAATAACCGTTAAATAAAATAGAGAAATGAAACGCAAGATTGCTTCGTTTACAGGGGGGCGCCCTATTTTCACAGGTAGCCCAGCGATCGTTCCTGGCGGTTTTAACCTTGATGTAGTAAATCAGAGATTCCCACCAGGTATGATTATCCCTGGTGGATCTCTTGCGATCTACGATGAGGTAAAGCGCACTGTACAGATCGTAAAGACTGCCTCTGTGGTGGAAGTAAACTCAGAAAATGCAAAAGAGATCACTCTTAAGGTTGATGAGTTCTACGTTCCTATTTTCGCTGTAGGTGATAAGGTTGCAAAGGATGATGATATCTCTGGCACTTTTGCCAATGCCGCACAGATCACCGCTATCTCTCAGACAGACAACAGCTGTGTAATTACTCTTTCAAAGGCCATTTCTGGTTTAACAGTTGGTGATGTAATCGTTGAAGTTGTAAAAGACGGAATAGGCGATGATATTGCTGAGATAGGTAAAGCCAATGCCCTTACCTTGGCAGATGTTGAGGTGAGTGAGTTTGAAACTGGTGTGGATGTGACTGCAGATACTATGCAATACGCTCTTTTTGAGAGACGTGTGCCTGTAATCCCAAAATTCCAGAAAGATGGTAATCACCTGATGGCGAATCCAAATGTAAAACTCTCTCAGTCTTATTAACCACAAAAAGCTAAAAGATTATGAGGTCTATATTTACAACTTTCAAAGGTCTTTTCAAAGACGGAAAGCCTTTGGATCTACTGGCTACCTGGAAAAAGACTTTTGACAAAGCCAGTGAGCGAGAAGTTACGCTTTTCCAGAAAATGTATTGCGATGAGTGGTACGACTGGGAGACTCCACAGATGAGCCTTACTGCTGATTATGTAGCCGGCAAGTATCGTCTTCGTTTTATGGCTACCCTCTTGGCTGATGAATCGCCTACTCCATTGAGGCGTTCCGATGGTTTTGATGTGTGGTCAAAGGAGATCCCTCGTGTAGGTCACAAGTTCCCTATGACAGCACGTGACTATCGTAAGCTGATGGAGGTTTACGAGAATCCTCGTTTGTCTGAGGCTGAAAAGGTACGTGCCATTGAAAAGACACTCAAGCACGATGTCCAGGATGCTTACCTTGGCTGTAAAGACGTAGTGGATTTTATCACCCTTACCGCTCTCTCTAACTGGGGTGTCTGTCAGTTCAAGCCAACAATCAATAATCCTGGTGGTCGTCAATATGAGGTTGACTATATGATGTCCGAAGATAACAAGCTGGTTTCAGCTTTCACTTGGACTGATGACAATGCCAAGGCAAACAAGGTAAATCCAATTCTCCAGCTTGCAATAATCTGTTCAGAATTGCGTGAGCGCGGATGTGTACCTGGTGAAATCCTCATGAGTCAGGATCTCTATTTCTGGTTACGGAACAATGAGCGCACGCGTCTCCTTGTTCACGGACAGGATAAGTCAGCACAGACTGTCACAAAGTCTCAGTTTGATTCTCTCCTGGAAGAGAATGAGATTCCGAAGATCACTGTTATCACTCGCAAAATGGCTATTGACAAGGACGGCAAGCGCAACGCTATTGCTCCTTGGAATAAGAATTTTATCGCGATCAAGCCTGCAGGTAAGATTGGTAAGATTCAGCCAGCTATTGAGGATTCAGAGCTGATGGAGGAGGAGAATGTAGACTATATGAATGCTGGTAACGGTATTCGTATTGCCAAGTGGCGTACTGGAGAAAGCACTGGACAAGTTTCTGCTGAATACACACAAGGATCTGCGCGCCTTATTCCTCTTATTGAGGAGATTGATCAGATCATCTGTATGCAAGTCAGAGGCTATAGCGAAACTACAGTCGCAGATGGTAAGTCTTACACTACCAAATCAAAGTACAGCACAATTGCTGAGGGATAATCATTAAACAGATTGACTAATGAAACAAATACTCGTTTTTACCTTGATCGCACTGATGCTTTTCAAGGATAAAATCACAAAAGAAATCATCAATCCTGGGGAAAAACTCCAGACTGATGATCTTGACAGGGTAAATGACCTGGTAAAGCGTGGTCTATGTGAAATCGCATCTGTAGATTATTCAGAAGAGGATGGATCTGATACTGGCGAAGACTCTGGTAGCGATAATGCTAAACTGGTGGAGTTTCAGGGCGCAACGTATTCTTTGGATGTTGTTAAGGCAGCTCTTAAAGAGATTGGCGCTGGTGTAAATACCAACGCTGGTGTTAAGGGTGTAAGCGATAAGCTTGCTGCTCTCTCTGAGGATCAGATAGCACAGCTCCAGGAAAAATTAACTGTAACAGAGTAACAGATGGCAACTATCACAAAATTCGATGCTCTCATTGGCGAGCTGGAGCCTTACACCTCCAGCCCAGCCTCTATGACAAAGAGCCTTTTGGATGCTGGGGTACAGGATCCAGAGGAGGAGTACACGGCTGAGGATAAGAGAACGGTGGCAAAGGCTGCAATCGCGATTCTTAAAAAGTTGATCGTGCTTTCCTCTGACAGCCTTGGCAAAAGCTCACAGGGCTACAATGTGGATAAGCTGGAAAAGCGTATCAAACTCTTGGCAAAGGAGAATGATTTGGAAGTATCGGATTTTGTGGATGTTCCAACTGTTGAAGACGGATCAATTCTCTGGTAGTCTATGGCAAGATACAACGGCACTTTCAGCTACAGAAACTCACAAGACGCTTTGCTGGATGAGGCAACTGGTTTCTACCAGGAACCCAAAAGCTATGGTGAGTGGATGGATGGTGGACGCTGCCAGATAGACAGATCAACAGATAAGATCCTCACAGGTGAGGATGGACGTGTTTACAGCACGATATTCACTGTGTTTATTCCAAGGCCTTTCAAAGGCTCAATTGAGATCGGCACAGAGGTCCAGATCACAATGGAGGATGGATCAGAGGATCAGTTTATAGTAGAGCGAATAGATAATCAGAATAGGAGGTACATAGAAATTGGCAATTAAACCTACTTTTCAGAATGGAGCTGTAGCTGCTAAGGTACAGGAGTTTCAGAAACGCCTGGAGAGTGCTACGATATTCCTCCTCCAGTATATGGGAGAGGAACTTACCAAGTACGCCAGAGAGCAGCACAACTATACTGATCAGACAGGTAACTTGACAAACTCAATAGGCTATGCTGTGGTTCGTAATGGAAAGATTGTAAACTATGGTGGAGAAATCAAATCTGGAGATGGCGCTGCTGAGGGCTTGAAGATAGCCCAGAAGATGGCAGCAAATGCCAGTAGCTCTTTCTCACTCCTCATAGTAGCCGGAATGAATTACGCTGCCTATGTAGAGGCTAAGGGTTATAATGTGATCCTCCCAGCAGAGCTTAAGGCTAAAGCTGATCTGCCAGCCTATATGCAAAAGCTACAGGCGATGGCTATGGATAAGGCAAAGGCAAATGCAATGTTTAACTTATAAGATATGATCACAACTGAGGAAATAGCAATACGTGTTAGATCAATGCTCCTGGGCAGTGATGTGAACACAATGATCTCTGGCTGTATCTGCTACCAGAGAGAGGACTACTCTAAGGAAGATGTAATTATCGTACCTCACACTATACAGGGTGAGCGTTCTGTTCGTTTCGGACAGATCAAGATAAACATACACGTGCCAGATCTGCCAAAGGGCAAAGGTAAAACCTTTGTCTATGAGATCAACTTTCCCAGGCTCATAGCGATCCGTGCTAAGGTGATAGAGGTGCTACAGAATCACTGTGAAATTGGTGAGGGGTGGAACTGGACTATAGGAGATCTACAGCCGCCTATCAAAGAGCAGAATCACCAGGAGCACTTTGTATCACTCAGTCTGGAACTGACTATTAGGAGACAAAGATCATTAACAAATTAAATCATTATAGTATGGCAACTGTAAATACAACCGTGGGCGTAAAAACCCTTAAGTTCGGAGATGTTGGTTCAACACCAGCAAAAGCCGTTGACGTGTATCAAGAGACTTGTACGTTTGTGGAAAAAGATCCCACAATCACAGAACATAAGTCTGAAACATCCGCAAAAAAGATTGTGGTTAAACGTAAGGAGGGGTTTGAGCTTAAGTTCTCGATTATGGACCCAACGCCAGAGGAGATCGCAGCTTTCTGTGGTGGTAAAGGAACAGCCACGGGTTGGACTGAATCAACAGATTCTCAACACATCGTAATGGCTCTTGATGTTGAACCGCAACAAGGTTTGACACTTCACATCCCAAATGCTTCTATTGCTGCTAAGCTCAATACTACGTTCTCGTCAACTGGTATTACGCTTTTGGAGGTGACAGCATCACCGCAAGCAGCTGTTACGTTTGGAGCAAAGCAGAGCTAACCTTTATATAACAGGTTTTTCTCATTTTTTTGGATCGCCACCTATCCCCATAATGGTAGGGGGCGATCTTTCATTTAACGCAACACCACAATGGAAGATAACAAGAAAGAACAAGCTGAAAACGAGATCCAGGATCTTACCAGGGAACAGAGGCTTGATATTGAGGAAAGAGCGATCCAGGCACTCATAGATCTGGGCGTTAAATTCTCTGTGCCTCTCAAAATTACACCAGGTAAACCGTCAAAGTGGATCCTCTGGTGGAATAAGATGTTTCCTGGCAAGGCTAAGATCTTGCGTGATAAGCGTATTCCTAAAGACTGGAGCGTGACTACAGATGAAATCCCAGATGCTAACCTGGGTAAGATCCAGACTGTCTATCAGAGGAATTTCTTTATCAAGCCTCTGTACCTTGGTACTATTGACTACCTCAGAAAGCTCTATCTGAATATAGAATACGATGAGGCTACGATCCAAGATCAACCGATCCAGGAAAGCAAAAAGCTATTCAAGTATATTCCTCTGGTAGCTGAGATCGCTGCTGTTGCAGTCATCAATGATCCCTGTATCAAGGATCCAAAGGATAAGCGTGTTAAGGAGCTTAAGAAATTCTTTATAGAGCATCTATCCGTAAAACGCCTGGAAAAGCTTAGCCTGGTGATAAGCCAAATGATGAACGCTGGGGGTTTTACCTCCTCTATCAGATCAATCAAGGAGATCGGAACAACGAAACCCAGAGCGGATCTGATAGAGAAATCACAGGCTTAAACAGTCCGTGGGGTAGCCGTGGCGAGATCTGTAAAAACTTTGGATGGAACTATGACTACTTGCTCTGGGGGATCAACTGGCTCAATGTGCAGGTAATGCTTGCAGATGCTGCTAAGGTAAAGGATTTGCCAAAGGATGGTGAGGATCCTGACAGATCTGGAGATATAAACCGTACAATCAATTCAAAAGAGGAATTTGAACAATACATAAATTCACTGATGTAATGAAGAATATAGATGGAGCTTTAGGATTTGAGGCTACGCTGGATATAGAAGATTTTAATGTGTCGGCACAGGCAATGGAGCGGCACATACAGCAAGTCTCTACAAACGTACAGGCAGAATCCACCGATATGGAGCAAAGCCTAATGGAGTTTGCCCAAAAAGGTGCGATGTATATCCAAACATACTTGGTAGGACAAGGAATGATTGGGCTACTAAACTCTATCGTACAGGTACGCGGGCAATTTCAACAGCTTGAGATTGCTTTTGGCACTATGCTCGGGTCTGAAGAAAAAGCAAATGCACTAATGCAACAGATGATTGATACTGCTGCGCATACGCCTTTTGATCTACATGGAGTTGCAGAGGGGGCAAAGCAACTCCTTGCTTATGGTGAATCATCCGACAAGGTGAATGACACTCTTGTGCGTCTTGGTAACATTGCTTCTGGTCTATCTATACCTTTGAATGATATTGTCTATCTGTACGGCACAACAATGGTACAAGGTAGGCTTTATGCACAAGACGTAAGGCAGTTCACAGGTAGGGGTATTCCTCTGGTGAAAGAGCTTGCTGCCATGTACGGTGTTACAGCTGAGGAGATCAACAATATGGTGTCTGCTGGAAAGATCGGCTTTTCCGATGTCGAAAAAGTGCTTAACAAGCTCACTGATGCTGGAGGACAGTTCTACAACCTTATGGAGAAACAGAGCCAGAGTCTTACTGGTATGATCTCCAACTTAGAGGATGCCTGGGATAGTATGCTTAATGACATAGGTAAGCAGAATCAGGATGTGTTTGCTGATGCTATCGGATCTGCTACTTACCTGGTTGAGCACTACCAGGAGATCATTAGCGTACTCAAAGCTGTAGCAATAGGCTATGGATCTGTGAAAGCTGCCATCGTACTCAATACTCTGGTGACAAAGGGTTATACAGGCGTGGCTTTCCTGGATAACACAGCACGCCAAGCAAAGATCGGCTTGATGAAACTGGAGGCTACTATGAGTGGAGAGGTAGCTGCACAGACAAGAGCAATGACAGCCGCAAAGGAGGCTCACGTGGCCGCTCTCCAGGCTGAGCTTACAGCTGATGAACTTTCAAATCTCCAGAAAAAGCTTAAGATCGCCACAATCGCACAGTTGCTTACAGCACAACAACAGGAGTATCTTTCTAACCTGGGACTTACAACAAGCTCAGAGGGCTATGAGGCTGCTGCTATGGGTGTGCTCTCTGTAGAACAGAGGCTTGCTCTGGAGAAAACGGATCTTAGCGCAAAGAGCGCTGTTTATATAGGTGCTCTGGAGGCAGAGGTGGCAGCAAAGCGCTCAAGTGCTGCTGCCTCTCTGGAAACTATGCGCGCAGACGTAAAAGCAGCCTACGCTAAGATGGAGGCTACAAAACAAACGGCAGTAGCGACTATACAAGCAACAGAAGCAGCGCGATACGAGGTATATTGGGCTAAACAATCTGGTGATGCAACCAGAATCGCAACTGCCGAGAAAAAGCTGGAGGGCGCAACAGAGAATCAAGCTATAGCCAGAAAATCTGCTCTTGCCGCCAGTACAGATTTCTATTCCAAGAAAAAAGTTCTGGAATCAACGGCCACTCGCACTTCTACAGCCGCCAGTGCCGCTGATACGGCTGCAAAGACTGCTCAAACTGCTGCCACGGGTGTTCTTTCAGCAGTCACACACGGATTAACAGCGTCCTTCAGGTCTCTTTGGGCAACTCTATCGGCAAATCCTTTAGGCGCTATTCTCTCTATAGTAGGTCTTGTAATATCTGCTTTCACCTTGTTTAGAGATGAAGAAGAGGAAGCTCAATCAGCTATGGGAGAGTTTCAGGAAACAACTCAGAGGGAGATAGAAAAGCTTGAAACTTTAATGGCTGTGATCCGTACTACATCTGCTGGAACAAAGACACACAAAGATGCTGTTTCAAAGGTAAACGAGGTTTGTAAGGAGTACAACACCACTCTACTGGATGAGAATGATACTCTTTCAGAACAGGAGCAGAAATATAAAGATCTTCAGAAAGCTATACAAACTACAACAGCTGACAAAATAAAAGCCAAATTTGCCGAGAAAGCTCTACAGGAAGCTACAGATGACAATGCGGAATCCCTAAAACATCTTAAAAACATGGCAGAATCAGCAGCCATTGTGCTACAAGAGGCATATCAGTCAATGCCAGCTGTCACACAAGCGTCTGAGAGTATTAGAAATGCCTCTGATGCTGTATGGGAGGCCGTAGAGAGTATGGCTACCGAGAAAGCTGCTGAGTTATCAAGACTAACGGGTGATGCCTACACGCAGGCGTTTAGTAAGTCTCTCAATGAAATTATGACTACAGTACAAGCTGCAACTGGAGCTACTAATCAGGAAATGGAGAACTTCAAGGGCAGTCTTTCATCATACCTCACGGAGATAACAAATCATACAGCCACAGCAAACTCAGAGCTAAGCAAAATAGATAAACAATTGTCGGTGTTCTTTAGTAAAAAGCCAGATCCAAGCACGATCACAGGCAGTACAGATTACGTTGCTATGAGTTTTAAGGATCTGGAACAAAAAATTAAAGACAATGAGGCTGAAATTATTCAACTTAACAAGCAAAAAGTAGATCCAAAGGTGAATACTGGAGGATTGGAACTCATCATCAAGAAGCTACATGAAGCACTGTCCCTCCGCAAAGAGCTAAATGGTGCAATCGAGACGAAGACAAACAACCTAAACACTGAGAATAGCATCAATGACAGGATAAAGCAGCTTAAAGATGAGCGCGCAGAGGTGGATATTAGCAGCAGAAAATATAAAGATCTAACCGCTCAAATAAACAAGCTACAGGGGAAGCTTCCAAAAAATTCACATTCCTCAAAATCTGGAAGTAAAGCAGAACAGGCTGCAAACAACGCTGAGGCTCTGAGGCAGAAACAGCTGGATGCTGACCGTAAGCTGGAGGAGGCACGTATCGCTGTTATGGTGGATGGCTATGAGAAACGCAAAGCCCTCCTGGATCTCCAGCACAAGAGAAACCTGGATGCAATAGATAAGGAGGAGCGGGAACTAATCAAGGCAAGAAAGAAAGCTGGAAAGGGCGGCATCACTACAAAAGAGAAAGCCGGCTTTACAGAGAGGAGGAATCTGGAGAATAAGGAGTATACACAGGATGGAAACAAGCTGTTTGATGCTGAGATCCAGTACAGGAAAAAGGAATATGCTGCCTACTGGCAGTGGGTGCGTAACGTGGGCAAGGATGTAGCTGATGAACACTTTAAGGATTTGATCGCTGAGGGTGCTGGTTTTAGTAGCTGGGTAGATAAACAGGTCGCAATATTGGAACAGAAACGAGCTACACAGCCAAATCTTTTCTCTGATGGTGATGCCACAGCCTTAAACTCATTAAAGCAACAGCAAAATGAGATCCTTGGTAATAAGTCTGCTATGGATCTTTTCAAGGACTCAATGCAAAATAGTATTTCACAGGCTCAGACATTGGCAGAAAAGCTACAGGCTATCGCAGATCTACAGGAGAGACTCTCAAATGGAGAGTTTCATCTTAATGAGGATGAGATGGCATCTGCCGGCTACTCACTTGAGACTGAAAACACAAAGCTCCAGGAAGAGGTAAATAAGAGACTCCTTACTGAGTATCGCACATATGAAGAAAAGCGCAAGGCTATACAGGATGAGTGGGCCTTACTTCGTGATGAGGCACAGAAAACAGGTAATCAGAACCGCATCAAGATGATCAACGAGGCAGAAGCGGAGGCTCTATCTACACTCAATGCAAACATGCTGAAACAGTCTGACAGCTGGAAAGCTCTATTTGAGGATCTTGATGTACTTGGTAGTCAGGAGCTTGCTCAGATGATCTCTGATTTCCAGAAACAGCTACACAACGCAGATCTTAAGCTTAATCCTGTGGATTACAAGGCTCTGATGGACAGCTTGGATCGTGCAAAGGAGCAACTGATCACAAAAAATCCGTTCAAGGCTATAAGTCAGTTCTATAATGATTACATAGACGCTAAGAAACGCCTGGCTGAGGCTAAGGCAAAGGTGGCAGCAGGCAATGGCACTGATAAGGATGTGAAAGAGGCCGAGAAAGACATGAAGCGTGCCAGCCTTGGCGTTACAAAATCTATCACAGAGATCACCAACGCTGCTGCTGAGTGTGCGGAGTCCATCCAAGATGTTTTTGATAGCCTTGGAATGGAAGAGGTTGCGGAGGGGATCGGTACTGCAACAAAGCTATTGGGTCAACTCGGTAACGCTGCTGAATCTGTTGGTAAAATGATGTCTGGAGATATTCTTGGCGGAGTAACTGGTATGGTCGGTGCCGTGACCTCTATCATAGGTATCTTTAACGGATTGCACGACAAAAAATATGAGAAAAGGATTCAAAATCTTCAAAAAGAAATAGACGAGTTAGAGCGATCATATTCTCGCTTAGAGCGTGCCTACAATAATACATTCTGGGTATTTAATAATGAGGAAAAAGCAACTTTTCAAGGCAACTTAGATCTGATCAATAAACAGATTGAAGCTCTCGAAAAACAGCGCGCTGTAGCCAGGCAGTCTTGGGACATGGCAAAGTATGCCAAGATCACAAAAGAGATACAGGAGCTACAGAAAGCACTGGAGAAAGCTAAGGAAAGCTCTGATATGTTTGGTATCTATGAGGCTCAGAAAGCCAACCTTAGAAAACAACAAGAGGATATACGTGCACAGATACAGAATGAAAAAAACAAAAAGAAAACCGATAACAGCAAGATCCAACAGTGGACAGACAAGATAGATGAAATTGGTCAGCAGATTGAAGATCTGGATCGTCAAATGATGACAACTCTGGCAGGAACTGATATAAAGTCAGCTATTGATGAATTTGCTGATGCACTTGTTGATGCCTATTGCAAGGGAGAAGATGCAGCAGAAGCATTGGGAGAAAAAACCAAAGAAGTGCTAAAAAAGGCAGTAGTAGAAGCTCTAAAGAGGCAATTTCTGGCCAAAGGTATAAATGACGCTGTTAAGTATCTTGGATCAGCGATGGAAGACAATGTACTCACAGATGCAGAGCGAGCAACTTTCCAGGATATGGTAAAAAAGGCTGGAGATCTGTTTAATTCGGCATTGGCTGGTGTTGGAGATTGGATAAAAGGACTTGAAAGCGAAACGTCAGCTGATCCTTTAACAGGTGCAATACGAGGTCTTTCAGAGGAAACAGGAAGTATCATCGCTGGTAGGTTGAATGCTGGAATTATCAACCAAGCAGAGCAGACTGTTCAACTAAAGCTCATGGCAACCTACCTACATGATATTCTGGAGAAAGGCAGTGTAAATGTAGCAAGGACAGGGACAGATGTTATAGGGTCTGGTTGGAGCAAACTCATTGAGTACCAAGTGGACCAGACAGGAATAATGAAACAGCAACTGGAGTATCAAGCAAAAATTGCCAGCAACACAGCTCAGACTGTATCTGAAATAAGAGATCTGCACAATACAATGAAGCGTATTGAGCGTGGTTCTGGTAGCTCACTTTTATCACAAGGAATATCGTAATGGAATTAGTAGAACTGCTTAGAAAAGATGGTGTAAGAAAGGGATTATGCCAACAGTATCAGGGATTGCTCAAGGGCGATCTTAGTATAGAGGATCTTGTTAAGCTTTTTATCGGTGGTGTTGATTTCTGTATAAAATACAACTACCCTACACTGGATTTTATGAGGGAGCATTTCAAAGGCAAGAGTGAGCCATATGGTGCGTTTGTGGATGATGAGATTGTGGAACCACTGGTGAATGTGCCAGATGTGGTGATGAATGGTGACTGCAAAGCAATGGCTGAGTATAACGGCTTTACTGTTTCCAGAATCTTTGCCAGACACAACACTCAGATGAGTGTAAACGTGGCTGATCACGCTATTGTCACTATAGATGCTTTTGATAATACATTCTTGGCTATCGCTGTATCTGGATCTGACGCACAGGTGATCGTGAATCTATATGGTGATGCCAAAGTGGACTGTATTGGCACTGGCATCAATGTTATAAACAAGAATCAAAATACTTACTAAGAGTTATGGCAGACAAAAATCTCATCTTGTATCTCCCAATGGATGATCCAGGCACAAGTGTTGTGGCTTACGATTATTCTAATAGCCGTGCTGACGCACAGCTTTCTGGTGGTGCTCATTTTTCCAAAGATGCAAAGATAGGCAAGTCTCTGGCACTTGGTGTCGGCGAGGCACAAACGCCTATTGCAATCAATTTTGATGGCGATTTCACGCTAAGTCTATACGTAAAGACTACATCTAACAAGATCGGTTGGCTAATGAATTTGCCAGGTGTAGACAAATATATGGAGCAGTGGGTGGATGTAGATCCTAACACTTGGGTGTTCTTGGCATTCATTAAGGATGGATCTACTTTCTCTGTATATAAGCACCTCACACGTATGGGTATGTATGAGCTTTCAGATACGCCTATTGGTTTCTCTATAAACGATCCTAACCTGGATGTATCAGATGGCGTGCTGATTGATGAGGTGATGCTGTACGATACTGCAAAGCCTATCGCTGAGATCCTACGTGATGCTGAGAGCAAATCAGATGTGGAATACTATGTGAACGGTATGAACTTTAAGGATTTTGGCGTTCACGTAAGCAAGTCTAATGGCTTGATGGGGCAGCTGGAGCGCAAAGAGGGCTACAATGAGGACTGGGGATCAAGGCACGGTGTAATGAGGAACCACAACTATGTACGTTATAAGGAGCGTACTATAACGCTGGAGTGTTTCCTGGAGGCAAGTTCAAGGGGTGCTTTCGTAGAGTGGCAAAACCGTTTCTTTGATCAGTTCAGACAGAAAGGCACACAACGCCTGAGAGTAGAATACGCTGGCACAACAAAGCCTCTGATCTATGAGGTAACTATGCAAGCTGGAGCTGATCCAGAAAAGGAGTGGGGAAGATATAACGATGGCTTGATGGTCGGCACGTTTACGCTCACTCTGGTAGAGGATGATCCTGTTAAGATGGTGCTCAGACACATTACAGCTGAGGCAGACAGTACAACCTCATTCAAGCTCACAACCTATAGCCCTCTGACAGTATTCTGGGGTGACGGAAGCGTTACTAACAGAGTAAGAGGTGAACAGCTCACAGTAGAGCACACTTACAAGAAACCAGGTGAATATGATATTATCATAGCTGGATTGATTGAGGAGATTTCCGACTTTGAAACAAATGATATAATTGTATGGCAGCGTTTGATGTAGAGTACTACCTTGATGATATTCCGCTTTCAACATATGGCATTATCGTGACAACCAGTAAAGGTTTGATAGGTAAACCAGCGGCAAAAGATACCTTATCCGCAGATTGGACAGAGCACAATGGCATAGTGAGAGATCTGGCGAATCTCAGATACAAAGGCAGAGAAATTGAGTTGACATGTGTGATGGAAGCTGGTGGCTATCAAGATTTCATAACCAAGATCACAAGTTTTCTACAGACTATTGGAACAAAGATTTGTACGCTTTCCTGGAAAGCTGGGAACTCACAGATGCCAAATATTCTTGTTGCGCACTCAAAGCAACTAAATGTGTCTAAAGAATTTGATCCTAAAAGAATGGTAGGTACATTTCAGTTGAAATTTGAAGAGCTTATCCCTCCAGTTCAAAAGAGGAAAATTGTAAGCTATATCACGCCAGACGATCCGACTGATAATGATGTGCACTACTATATAGATGGTCAAGATATCGCTGGTGTGTTTGGTGTTTTTGTTGAATCAAGTTCAGGATTGTTCCAGAAACCACAAGAGAAAGAATCGCTTACAGTTGATTGGTATGGTAAAAACGGCGTTGAAAAAGATGTAAGCTCTATCAGATATGATGAGAGAGAGATCGCGCTAAACTGCTTTATCACTGCAAAAACGTATGACCAATTCATTTCGCAGGTGCAAGACTTTTGCAATTTGCTTACAGGGACAGGCTCACATAGGCTGAGAGTTAAAGTAGGGGGATGTCGTCCTCTGGTGTACGAAGTGTACCACCCATCTCAAATAACAATATCTCCAGAATGGAATGAGAAAACATGTGTAGGAACTTTTACACTTAAGCTTGTCGAGCCAGAGCCAGTAAAGATCGTGCTTTCTATGTCTGGCAATGCCAGCATTAGGTTAGCAAGCAAAAGCGCAGCACATATTTACTGGGGAGACGGCACACACACATTTGATGTGTCTGGTGACGGAAAACCGCAGACAATCACAAAGACTCTACCTGAAATGAGCGAGGTAATAATTGCGGTAGAGACAAAAGATCTAATAGAATTAACACATAACGGTTCAATAATATGGAACAGATTAGTATAACAAACAATCTCACAGGTATGAAAACAAGGCTTTTCACAAAGGAGCCTTTTTGCACTGTGAAAAGTGCGATCCAGGAAAAGAATCTGATGGGCGATGATGTTCTCAAACTCAGTATTGTAAGCTCTCAGCTTCTTAACTTCGGAAAGGGTGACTATGTCACTATAGATGGCGAGGTATACACAGTAAGAACTCCAGCAACCAGACAGATCATATCTGATAACTACTATCAGTATGACGTTGTACTCTATGGGGCTATGTATGATCTTATGAAATGCCTGTATAGAAACACAGACGCAAACGGAAGATCTTCAAAAAGCAGCTTTGATCTTATCTACTCACTAAAAGAGTTTGCTAAGGTTATCATCTATAATATGAATCGTGACTACCCTGGTAAATGGGCGCTGGATGAGACAAACGTGCCAGAAACAGAGCCTAAGACTATCAGCTTTGCAAATCAGAACTGCCTCCAGGTGCTACAAACTATCTGTAATGATAAGAATTTCAACTATGATTTCCAGATCACGCAGGATAAGGGCGTGAGCACTATCCACATAGGCAAGTTTGGATCAGTGATAGCTCCTCCTGGAGGTGGTAATGCCTTTGAATGGGGAAAAGGAAATGGCATCTATGATCTCAAGGAGGAAAAGGTGGATGATAATGCTATCAAGACAAGGCTTTGGGTTGAGGGTGGAACTTCAAACCTTAAAGCTGATTACAGGAATTTCTCTGATAGGCTGCAACTTCCATTTCCGAGGAGGCTTAATAAGAAAACTCACACAATGAGGGATGGTACTGTTATCCAAGCAAATAGCCAGATGATCGGCATCGAGGATGATACAAAAAGATACCACGAAGATGATGTTCTGACAGCAAAGATAGGAGCTGACGAGGAATACAAGAGCTATGATGAGATCTATCCTAAGCGTACTGGGTCTATCACAGCACTTGTGTCTGGTGATATAAACTCATTCGTGGATAGCTCAATGGACTTTAATCTGAATGAGAAAGATGCTGATGGCAACACTAAGTATCTGATTGGAGGCGTTGCGGCAAAAATAACGTTTATATCAGGCAAACTGGCCGGGCAAGAATTTCAAATCAAAGAAAAAGGCTATGATCACAGCAAAAAGCAATTCACCATCATTCCTTACAAGGATGAGAGAGGACAAAAATTCCCAACAGAAGACAATACGGCCTTTCAGTTTGCTGTTGGCGACAAATACAAGCTCACAGAGATCAATCCACCTCAGAGCGTGGTGGATGATGCTGAGGAGGATCTTTGGTTTGAATCAATCCAGGACTTTGACAATATGAAGCAGGCAAGGGTAAAATACACACTTACCCTGGATCGCCTGTATATGATCAATAACACTCCTGCTGATGCTTCTACTGTGCTTTTCAAGGTCGGGGACTATGTACACGTGAAAGACAGACGTTTTGGTATTGATAAGAATATCCGTGTTACTAAGGTATCATGCAACCTTTTGCTCAGACAGGACTACTCTATTACGCTTTCAGACACTGTTACTATCTCTGTTGCAGCTCAGACTGTTATAGATGTTATAGAGCACGAAAACATCATTGAGGCTAACAGGCTTAGGGATCTTACCAGAGCCAGGAAATCATGGCGTACCACTGAGGATCTGAGGAATATGGTGTATGATACGGATGGCTACTTTGATCCAGAGAATATCAAGCCAAACAGTATTGATACAAATATGCTCACTGTCGGATCAAAGAGTCAGCAGTTTGTCCTCTCTGGTGTGATCCTGGAGGCCAACTTTGGAGGCAATGCCAACATATTCAAGGCTACTGGAGGCGTTCTTACTCACCTCACGATCAACTCTGAGGCGATCCATAACTGGACAATGAGCGAGGCACAGTTTACCCTGGCTAATACCAACGGATACTATGTGTTTGCCAAGTGTTCAAAGACAGGAGAAACAGGCGTGTGGTTTGTTTCCCAGGATAAGCTCCTGGTGGAGAATGCCAGCGATCCAGATAACTACTATTTCCAGGTAGGTATTCTGAGTGCTGTGTATGCTGATGATGGTTTCAGAGATTTTGTTTCCACCTACGGCTTTACCAGGATCAACGGCAACACGATCACTACAGGTAGGATCGTAACCTCTGATGGCGAGAACTACCTGGATCTGGATGGCAACAAGTTTAGGATCGGTGACAGCACAAGCTCTGTGGACTGGAATGTGACTGCACAGAACCAGCTCACACTTCACAATGTGCGCCTGTTATCTGATTCTGGTGATACAGCTCCTATTGGCGTGTATCGTGGCTGGTACAACGTTAACAACACGTACTACTACGGCGATGAGGTAAGTTACACCTCTGATGGCGAGACAAAGACCTACAGGCACACTAACAAGACACACACAAAGGGTGTTGCTCCAACTAATAGTATATACTGGAACGTGATAGCCAAGGGCGCTAATGGAAAAAATGGAGATTATTTTGAATATAGATATGCTGTAAATGGATCAATGGTTAATCCTCCTACTCTAAGGGCTTCTTCTCGAAACCCAAGTGGATGGACAACCAACCAGCCAGCTATAGGTGCAATGCAATATCTTTGGCGAACAATGGCAAAGATTAGTGGCGCAGATGGTTCTTTAATCCAAAATTGGAGTGCACCTGTTAGAATTACGCCAAAGGATGGAGATCATGGATTAGACGCATTATCTGTAAATATTTCATCTACAAATATTTGCGTACACAAGAAAAATGAAAGACAGATTGTCTATGTCAGGATAAAAATCAGCAAGGGGAGCACTCTCCTTAAATACGACGAAGATTACAAGTGCTCCGCGTTGAGCAAAGATAGAAACATTGCAAATGGTCTTATCTGGGGATTTACGACAGAAGAAGACAGAAAAGTATTCTGTTATCGCTTTATGCTTTCAGCTAATGCCGTAGTAAATACCGAGATTCCATTTACGATCGAAGATAAAAAAACTGGTATTATCTATCCATATCAGTTATATTTCACAACGATAGAAGATGGGGCAAAGGGAGATCCTGGAGATAGTCCAGCAATAGTTTATCGCGGAGCATACAATCCAACATCTGTGTATTATGGAAATCGACTTAGGCTTGATGTTGTAAAACATAAAGAATCCTATTATATTACACGTATAGATGCTGGCGAGTTCTATAACATAATTCCAAGTGACGCCTCTAAATGGAATCCGTTTGGTGCACAATTTGAAAGCGTGGCTACAGGTCTTCTTCTTGCCGAAAATGCCAATATAGCAGGGTGGATATTTAAGGATGGTATGCTGTATTCTCAGAATGGCAATAGTTTCCTTAATGGTGTTACAGGCGAAGTATGTATTGCAGGTATTTTGAGGAAGAAAATGGTTCATATAACCAAATATAATATAGGCATATATACACAAAAAACAAAAGACTTTTTGAACAGTATTAATTTTGAAAAGGCTGGATCTCTGATTTCGGTAGATTACCAACCTCCAAGAACTGAAGATCGCCCAATATGTTATCTCCCATCTGTATATCCAGATGTCAACCAGCCAGAAGAACAGCGTGATGAGGCAAGATCGTATATAGGGTCAACAATAATTATTTTCAATAAGTCAAATTACACCATTGCATTCTCTGGCAGGTGTAAGGAAAAAGATGATGGAGTCAGCCTATCTTTCGCATTAAATAATAACGAGATAACTGTACTTGAATGTAAGATACGTTTTGACAATCAAGGAAGAGAGGAAGTCTATTGGTTATTTAGACGCGGTAAGATAAACAGGATGATAAAAGAGCAGTTAAGAAGATTGTGAGGCAGAAAGGCTGGATCTGCATAATAAGCAACAATAAAAGACGTTAGAAAACGCACAAAAAAGCACCATTAGTGTGTTTCTCAAACACATTTTTATATCTTTGCAGTATTAAAATTTACTAAGTAAAGTATCAAGCTCTATGGGTTTAATTTTAGGCAGTGGCTCTACTAAGCCACAGTACCCCTATGATCAGTGGTATGGCGTACAGGGTGATACAACAAGTTCTGATTACAAACTAACACGTGTTGGCAACTTAGATCTCCATAGGACTTTGCCTATACAGAATAAGTTGAGGAGGTTCGTAGAGAATGAGGATGGGTCCGTAAAGTACTATCTTGGGCAAAACGACAGTCGCACTAAGGAGGCTGGCGCTCTGGCAGATATTACCGGTGCAGATGGTAATGTGATGTTGGAGATCCCAGAGTTTTATGTGCGCATTGAGATCCATGGCACAAAGTGGATATATGGAATTTCAGAACATCCCTTGCCTGGCTTTACAAAGATAGAACGTATGGCGATAGCTCCCTGGTATTCTACTTACAATAACACCACAAAAAAGCCACAAAGCGGCTGTTTCCTTACTTGGAATGGAGATGAGATCGCCAGAGGTGAGGATGGTTTGCCTGTCTTTGTGGATGGTGCTGCTAACTGTAGAGGCGGTAACAACACTGCTGAATGGGATGGTACATATCGCTCTCTGATCGGTATGGGTAGAACTAACATTCCCTCAAGCACCATTAGAGACTGGTGTGCTGCTACAGGAAACGGCATACACCATGGGGCATTCAGGGCTTACAACTATATAGCTTGGCTACAGCGTATTGAGTACGCCTCTCTACACTGCCAGGATACATACACTACTACTCTCACAGGTAATGGTTTCAGACAAGGTGGTTTGGGGTCTGGATGTGTTGTAGAAGATACTAAGGAGTGGAATAAACACTGTGCCGTTAATCCTTTCATTCCTGGTGGTGTAACTGCTCCTATTGGAAACAACACTGGAAAAGTGAGATTTGTTGTAAAGAACTGGGCAAACAGTGGTTCTGATAAGACTATTCAAGTTACATCTTACCGTGGCTTCGAGGTTCCATTTGAGTATCTATATATGCTGGCAGATGATATTCTGATCCATCACAGTCCAGCTACAGCTCTTGGTAAATCGCGTGCTTATCTTTGCACTGATCCTGCCAAATTCACATCTTACTCAAAAAGCGCAGAAAAACCTCCAGTTGGATATGAGGAAGTGGCAGATCTTCCTTATAATCCACATCCTACGGCTTTATATTCTATGTACTTAAGCCTTACTGAAAAGGGCATTGGCTTCAACAGCAAGATACTGGGCGGTTCAAGCAACAAGGGGTGTTGTGATTTGTTTTATTGTCCTGGGAACAAAACTTCAGGATGGTATTTAGCCGTTTTGTCTGGTAACGCACGTGATGGTGCTGGCGCTGGTTTTAGTTTTATGTTTACAAATTATATCACCCAATATGCGAATCATTGCATTGGATTCCGCTTATGTCGTAATTAGTGGAAAAGTACAGATATAAACTTTAATAAGTAAAAAACATGACGGTAATAAAAAACTATTGGGCAGGGTTAACGTCAAACGAGAAGCCTGTCAAATTTGAGGATTTGAATAACGGACAAGGTACTATTCATTATAATCACAATATCCAGGAGATTCTGGTGATCAACGGTGAGGATGGATCACGAGAGATTACTGATGATCCTAAAAAAGCAAATGGAAAGATTTACAAGTACGATTGTGTACGTGTAGAGTTTCCTAATACTGGTGATAATGTGTACCATACTTTACTTAATGCTAAGTATGATAGCGATTACCAGGAAAAGCTTATCAATGAGTATCAGAGTTACCAATTCGGCATCACTAAGGATAAGGCAGCTCTGGAGGACTACAAGGCATTCCTTAAGGATCGCCTTAACATAAGGACGATGGTAGATGAGGACTGCAAGGAGTGTGGCATTCCTCTTTTCTAAAAAAAATCTATGATCAAAGACTATAAAAAATGAGTATGGATAAAGGATTAAGAAATACGTTTTTGGGCTTCGTGGGTTCAATTATATTGCTTTTTCTCGGTGCGTGGGTGCAAATCAACTCCAGAATCTCCATCTTGGAGGTTCAAGTAAGCAACGACAGACAGATTCTACTTGAATCAAACAAGAAATCGGATGATGATATGAAAGAGATTAAAGGCAAGTTAGAGGAAATCAATGTAAACGTAACGCACTTGAATGACGTGAAACAAGATAGAGCATTTCTAACCAAGCAAAACTCAAATCAATGAAACGTTGGATAAGACAGGTGATTTCGCGGTGGAAAGCGACAACACCTAAGTTTTTCAAAGTGATAGCAGTCTTTGCAACTTGCGTGAGCGTAACAGCAATATCGATCAACACAGCATTATTAGGTGCAGGGGCGAGCGCACCATCTTGGTGGAGCGATGTTTTCCCGTACCTTGTTGGAATACCAGCAGGTATGGCAGCTGTAGCAAAACTTACAAAAGATGATAAGTAATGAGAAATATAAATGAAATAATTGTCCACTGTTCAGCAACAAGGGAGGGCAGAGATTATACAGTAGGTGATATCACATCGTGGCATAAACAGCGAGGGTTTAATACAATCGGCTATCACTACGTAATCTATCGAAATGGAGAGATTCACGCTGGTCGAAATGAAGATGTTATAGGAGCACACTGTGTAGGACACAATCGAAATAGTATAGGTGTCTGCTATGTCGGAGGTATCGATGAAAATGGAAGAAAAGCAAAGGATACGAGAACAGATGCACAAAAAAAGTCTCTTTTACAACTTCTTAAGCTACTAAGAAAAAAGTACCCTAACGCAAAGATTTACGGACACAGAGATTTCGCGTCAAAAGATTGTCCGAGTTTTGACGCTAAGGAAGAATACAAAGACATTTGACAACATAAATTCTGTAAAATGAAAAAATATCTTTTTATGATTATTGCCATTGCTACAGCGGTAATCATCCAGCTAACATCTATGCTGATCAAGGAAAAGGCGGAATGTAAACGTCTTTCTCGCAACCAGGAAGCTCTAATCTACCAATGCAAAGAATACCAGTCTAAATCTGGCAAGAATGCGATGAGCGTAATGGAACAAAAGCTATCTTACGCCGAGCTTAAAAAGAGCTACACTGATATTATAGTTAAGGCAGAGGATCTTCGGATAAAGGTAAAGAGGCTGCAATCAGCAAGCAGCTCATCTACTAAAACGAAGATAGCGTTTCAGGCAGCACTCAGAGATAGCATTATTTATCGTGATCGTATTCTAACTGATACATTGTACAAATATTTAGAAACAATCAAGACGTTTCAATGGAGAGACCCCTGGGTAGTGTGCAATGGTAACATAGTAAATGATAGTATCAGAATAGACGTAACAAGCAACGATACAATCACAACAATTGTACATAGAGTTCCCAAAAGATGGCTATTCTTTCGGTGGGGTACAAAAGCGATCAAACAGGAGGTGATTTGTAGTAATCCACACACAAGACTAACCTATACTAAGTATGTTAAGTTGATAAGGTAAAACATAGCTTTCTGTAGATTCACGATCTACACTTTATACACCTTGTCCGTGAGGATGGGGTGTATTTTGTTGCAGAGCCTGTCTTGGCAGAATTAGTATCGGAAAGTATTTTTCCAATTTATGATAAAGTTGTACATTTGCACTACCGATCTGAATATCGGTGTTGCAAAAGAATCCTGGCGCTGTTTTCTGAATATCAAATAGCGTTCAGGATTCACTTTTTTAGCAGAAATTCTACAATAGTTCGACAGAATTACTGCAATCTTCTATAACTATCTGATTTTCAGAGTTAGAACAAATCTTTCCTAAAC